ATGAAAATAATTTGTCATGCTAAAAGATATTTGACTAAAGAACACAATAGAATATGGCTATCTAAGCAAACTGGAATAAAATATAGTCATTTGGGGGATATAGTTAACAACAGGCATAACAATACATATCTAGAGTATGCTTATGCTATAGCACAGGCACTAGGAAAGGATATCGAAGAAGTATTTGAGTTTATAGAAGAATAGCCCCAATTAAGGGGCTATATGTATCTAAAATGAAATGTTACAACCTGCATAAAACCCATCAAAACCTCCGTCAAAGTCACTTATTTCTCCGTCCCCATCAAAGCTGTAATCATCATTAGCATAACCTAATACTAAATTAACTTGCTCGCTTAATTCTTGTTGTATATTCATATCAATTCCCCAACCATTAAAATCGCCATCGAGATCGCCGCCAAAATCAGAATCAGCAGAATACTGGCCAAACGCTAAAAGTTCAGCTTTGAACTTGAATATTGTTTTTGGAGTCAATTTTGATCTAAATAATGCAGAAAACGGAAGTGCATACCCCGATGCATCTATATCAAACCACAATATTTCCTGTTTTTGATATATATACTTAATCCCGGTTCCTACATAAAATTCATTTTTCCCTTGCTTAACTGGATTGTACAATCTCCAGTCAATTATGGTAGCATCATAATTATCATCACTACCAAAACCAGCTCTAAGCTCATTGTATAATCCACTTCTAAAAGTCCAATCAGCTTCTAAAATAAGGGTATTCATGTCAATATCAGTGTCTTTCACAGAAAAATTGCCGTATTGAATCCCTACAGAGTCGGCCGCAACAACTCCACTAAACACAAAAATCAAAATAAACAATAGTAATAATTTTTTCTTCATAATACATCACTCTCCCTTTTGTATAAAATTCAACATTTAGGACTATTTTCCTGCAACAAATAGGCAAAAATGCTCAGAAATTATTATTTTTTTGAAGTAAAAAATAACCAGCCTGTTAAGACTGGTTGATGAAATCTAATATAATATTGACATCTTTCTGACTCTGATAATATAGTATCTTAGTACTATCAGATTGACTATGGTTCTGCGGTTTGTTTTCCTTGACTCCCAAAATGGCAGATATTCTGCTATTGAGTTGGTCAATGAAATCCCGGCTACAATATATTCTATAGCGATATATCCAACCTTTCCCCCAGGAAACCTTCATTTTGTCCAAAGTCCCCTGATCAGCTATGTAGTATTTCAAGAACTCTATCTCCTGCTGTTCAGTCTCTATAGCGGGATAATATCGTTTTCCCTCTCTCTGTCCCCGCCATTTGTACTGTTCTCGCAACAGTTCAATAAATTTCTGATTAGATATTTTCATTCTGTAATAGTCATATTCATAATCGGGTCTCTTTTTTTCAGGAGAAGCCCTGTAAATTGTATAATTAATTTTGCATTCAATGAGAAAATTACTTACCTCAACTAATATGTCTTTCGTGCAATTAGTCAAGATGATAATATTTTCTGTTGAACTCCAGCTAGCTGTAGTCCAGAGAATTCCTAGAATACGACCGGGAATATACATTTCCATCTATATCACCCTTTCAATCTCTCTAGAATATCATCCATCCCACCTTTGTCTGTCAATAGGTAGACAAGGTAGTTTTTCATTCGTTCGCCCAAATCTATATCTATACTTGCCAGTTGTTTTTCATCAAGGTAATCCGGTTCTTCATACTTCTCAATGAGTTCTGCCTGTTCCTCAGTAGTCAATATATCCTCTTTTTTAGGTGTGGATCTAGCAAGCCAATTTTGTTTCAGGCGGTAGAGTTCTACAAAGGCGTTGTCTTCATCAAAATGATCTCCATTGGACATTGGGGCTGAATCAAGTTTCTTTGTTTCGTAGTCGAAGAATACAACTCCATCAGTACTATCTGTCCAGCTAGAATATGCTAGATCAACTATCTTCTCTGCAAAGCCCTCTTCGCCCATTTCTTCGATCATATCAAGAATCAAACTATAGATATAAGGTTTTGTGTATCCATATAATTGCAGCATTCCTTTTTCAGTGACCAAATGGTTTCTGCCTGATTTTCCATGTTCACTTTTAGGAAGTTTTAACACCGTTCTACGCAATGTTGAAGGATCTTTGTCCCATCTCTTGCCTGCCTCAGTTGTTGTCATGACTCCGTTTAACATAATATTCCCTCCTTTGTATTTTTTACCGGGATAGGCTCCCGGCGGGCCAATTTCTAGTATGTATGAGACCTTTTTTCAAATATCTCACCGTTTGGCTTGACATACGCCGCGATAATATCAAGGTCATATTCTTCGCTAGCATCATTGCATGCCTCTGTATATCTATCGAATTGAACATTTTGCCCAGTTCTCTTTGCCTTTTCTAAACATTTTTTAAAATGAGCATCAAATCTTTGTTTTCTTTCTTCTTTTTCTTGTTTTTCTTCTTCTGCCCATTCTAAATGTTTTCTCAATGCTCTTTCTAAATGACTTTTTCCGTCTTTGAATTTTGTATTCAAATACTCAATATACCCAGTCTTTTCCTCTAGAATTTCTTCGATAGATTTTCTGCTATCAAATTTCATCCCACCGTCGCCAGGCACAAATACTTCAACAAGAGCTTCTCTCCATTCTCTTTTTTCGTTCTCGAACCATTCGATAAACTCTGCCATTTCTTCATTAATCGGTATGATAGCTCTAAATTTTCCTTGTTCATCCTCAACTATGCCACAATCAATCTTGTCTTCTTTAATTCCGAAATCTCTGCTGATTTCTTTGTTTTTCAATAATCCTTCAATGGAAATTCTTAAATTTCTATATTCATCTACACTTAGTTCTATTTTTGTCCCTTTTTTAGTTTGAGTTTGAAGGCTTTTGATAATTTTCATGTTTATCCTCTCCTTTAATTTACACGTCTCCGTGTTTCTTTAATAATATTATACTACACGTTTGCGTGTATGTCAAGTCTTTTTATAAAATTTCTTGAAAAAACCGCCCCTCACAATCCCCGTCATATCAACAATTATGAAATTAGTCCAAAAAAAATTATAAAATTTCTCCATAAAATAAAAAATCCCGGGTTTCCCCGGGTTAGATTAATTCTACATCTATTATGTTATTATAATATTTCTTCAATACTCTCAATAGGCGTTATTATTTTATCATCTATTTTAGATAGCTTATCATAATATTTATTCCGTATTTCCCGTTTTTTATTTCTTATTATACTTTTTATATCCGATAGCATAACTTGTTTTCGACTTTCACTTATCTCTCCGCCGTCTAATCTATCATTAATTTTTTTAATTTCTTGTTCATGACATAAACTTAATTTAATTATCTCCTCGTTATATTGATCAATTACAATTTTAATATCATCTTCTAAATGATAATTCATCTTAATTAAATACTCTTTGTTATTTTCGATTTTATTTATTATCATCTTTTTAAATATTTCTAAATCATTTTTTGATATATTTTTACCTAATTTTGGGTTAAAGTCTTCTATTTGATCTTTTAAGACATTATAAGAACCTTTTAAGTATTTTTTTATATTGATATTAGCGTTTCCCTCATCTAGTAAATCATAAATAGTATCCATTGAATCAACTATTTCAGTAAATTCATCGATATTTTCAAAATCTAAATAAGTTATAGATTCATTTCCTACTTTCATATAAAATTGTTGAAATAGTATATTTTGCGCAATAGCTTTTCTTTGAACTTTAATATCTAACAATTTCGACTCCATTTGCTTTATATTATTATTCAATTCGTTGTTTTTTGTAATTAAATTTTCCTGTTCAACAAGAAGTTGCTTTTTTCCATTTTTATATTTGTCAATTGAGTGTTCTAAAGCCATTTTTTGTTTATTTAATTCTTTCTTTTCTTTTTCTAAAGAATCTAGTTCTAATTCTTTGCGTAATAAAGTTTCATTTAACAACTGATTCTGATACATTGGTTTTACAGTATAGATATAACCTAAAATAGCAACAATACAAATAATTATCTGTGCTACATGGCTGATGGTAACAATTAGCTTATAAAAATCAGTTTTTTTTATTTTTTCTTTTATGTATTTCAACATTTGAAACCTCCAAAGTATTATTGCATATAATGTTTTCGTCATAACACTAATAAATCCTTCATATTCGACAAAACTAGTCATAAAATAAAAAACCCCCAGGCATAAGCCCGGGGCATAGTTAAAACTTCATCTCAAAATTGAGAAATGTTCTCTTTTTCTCTTTTTCATATCCTAGCTGGATATAAGTATTTTCGTTAATCTGTTTTTGAAATATCGAGATAGGAATACTTTCTGGTTCTTCTCCATGAATTTTCTTATATCCAGCTATCAACATTACTTTTTTTCTAGTTCATCAATTTTCTGCTGTGCTTTCTCGATTAATGCAGTATCAGTTATTCTGTCATTATTGATTACTTCTGAGATGAATTTTTCTAGCAGTTCCTTAGCATTACCTTCGGGGAGATAATCTCCTGCATTAACAAGTGCATCTATAACAGTATCTCGTGCATAATCATCCCATTTGGTTGGCGACTCTTCAATTTTTGCATTAATTTTCTTCCAAAATTTCTGACCTACGACAATGAATATTTCCAATATCAATGTACCTATTCCCAGACTAACCGCCCATTTCACAATAGTTTCTAATATTTCCATAATATCCTCTCCTTATATTATTTTTCTAATCCTTCACAACAACCTTAACATCCTCGTCTCCGCAAAACTCAATTAACTCCGCCAGCTTGTCCTTACTTTTCCAAACCGCATTTCTACCCTGCAACGAACCAACCAAGATACAACCTGTCGTGTTTTTCGGGTAATTGCCTGCATGCATTTGAATAGCTGACCTTCCAGGAACATTTTTCAACTGAATAACATCATAACCCCACTTGCTAGATTTTTTCTTCCTTATATATGCCTCGTATTCACCCGCCGGAATACAACTCACATCAGGCTTATTTCCCAGGTCAGGAGGCTCTAATGTATACCCCGTTACCTTTCCTTTTTTCTTGCTAGAAATGGCCTTGAATGTTCCTGCTGTGCATGTACTGTTTTTGTTTCTTCGTTGTATTATAATAGTTATCAAGCTATATCACCCTTTCAACTTAACCAACAAGCCAATTAGAAACATCACTATTGTAAATGTACTTGCTAGCAACCAATATAACAATTTATCGACTTTTGTTTCCATGCGCTGTAGTGAGCCATTCTGCTTTTTTTCATATTTTTCAAGACTTTCTAATCTAGCATTATGATCTGACAATTTTTCCGCAATTAATTCCATATCCATGTCTTCACCTCAACTGTTTATCATAATTTTCCCTATCCTTAAATTCCTCTTTCTTACCTACATTCCACTGTGAAACTGGTGTCAGAAATCCAACAACTCTGCTATATACTTCGCATCTTTGCCTTTTCACGTTAATAATCAACTCCAATTTTGATTATTTTCACAAAAGAAAAGAACAACCCACTAAGGGCTATTCTTCTGTTGAATCTTCGGCTGTTTCTTGCGATGTTTCGCTCTGACTATTAACAGGTGTACCGCAGATAGGACAACGGTCTAGGCCATATACATTCCAGCCACACACTCTGCAAGGTATCCATACATTAACTGTATAATTGCTCATTAATATCACTCACTTCCTGTAATTTTGTTTGAATTTCACTTTTTAGTTCATCTATTGACGTTTGATCTGAACCTAGCGCTAATAATTTTCCGTGTGCGAGGCAAAGACTATCAAATTCTGTGATTAAAGTTTTTAGTTGCCTTTCTAATTCCATTTTTGCTATTTCCTCCTCACTTAGTGGTGGTTCTTCTATCAGCCATGCTGGGTCTGGCTCTATTCCTAGCTCTGCAATTTCATGCTTATTCCTGTCAGTATCCCAGAAAGTCTGCCCTCTATAGTCTGCTACTACATTCCATTTCTGATTGTCCACATTAAATATAGCTACTTCATTTTCGCCCGTCTCGCTCGGCTCTATATTTGTCGCATAAGCTGGGATAAGATATTCCCCTTCCTCAAGCGGATTTTCTCTTGCTGTGCTTTCTCCTAACAATTCTCCTGTTTCTCTATGATAATGATATATTTGCATTTTTGTCATCCTTTTCAACTATTTTTGGATTGTCAAGTTTAAATTCATAATAATGACCTTTGAAGCAAGGATAACCAGGTACTTCAGATATTAAAATTTCATTCTTCAATTTTTCCATTTTCAAGCCTCCTAATATTTGATACAAGGTAACAATGTCACGTTGCGGGGGCGGGTTTCGCTGCCACCTGTATCCAGTATTGCGTTACCGCCTTCTGTAAGATTGTCTGAACCGGTAGCAATACCAGCTGTTGTGTTTGGATGCCACATTGCATTATTATTGCCCGACCAAGCTCTAGTGTACCCATGACTATGACTCTTCAATTCTTCGCTCTGCCAACTCCCCAACTCACGCCCGCTATCAACGCCCCGACCATTATCATAACCACGAATGAACTCGCCACGAAGATCGGGTATATTGAAAGTAGTAGAGCCATCTCCTTCGCCAAATGTAGTACCTATAACACTATATAAGTCTGCATAAGTTGTTCTTGATATTTCCGCACCGTTGCATTCAAGATAGCCAGGAGGAGGACTTGAAGCAGCAAAATGAAATACTGAACCAGTTGGCGTTGTAGCCAAATTCAAATTTTCTATAGCTGTTTGTATTTCTGATGCGAAAAACGAAACATTACTGTCATCAAAATCAATTACAGAAGCAATCAACCTCGGCAAACTTCCACTATCGCCAGGTTTAACAAGACCATATTCAATAGCTTGCAATGTGTCGTCTAATACAGCGTCAACTAATGTAACAGTTGTTTCATCTCCTGTATCATCATAGTTAGATGTATCTATTGCAGAATATACTACACTTGCATCAAGAGTAGCCTTGATTTTTCTATTCTGTACGAATATATCTGTCTGATCACCTCCTACACTGAATTCTGTAGCGCTAACATAAGTAGCTGTTAATGCTGAATCAACCCATTCAGTTAGATTTTCAGCCTGCGCCGATTTCAAAGATCCATCTGGATTATGTGCTACGCTTAGAAATTGCCATAATGTATCTTTGGCCATTCTAGCTAATTTTAAATCTTCTATATAGGGGTTGTACTCGTTTTGAAATATCCAACTCGAGCCATTCCAAAACTTAAGAACAGCATTACTCCATCCTTTTGAAATATCCAGCCACGGTTGCCCGGGATACGGGTTATCGGGAGGGTTAATACCTGCCCATTGTGTTACTATTGCTTGCCAATTATCGTATAAGTATTGTTTCAATGTTGGGCCATTAACACCCATATCTTCAAGTGTTCCATGAAAAGTTTGAGACATCTTATCACCCTTTCTAATATCCTTCTATTGTCAATTGTTCTATTGTTCCACCTACATCAGTGTTATTAATATCGAGCACCTGTATATCAACACTTTCATTTGTTCTGTTTGTAAATTTTGCATATTTCATAGTACTTCCGTCTTGCATTATGAAATGATTATATCCTTTCGGGGTATTATAAAAATAAGTATCATAATCGCTATAAGTTAGTGTTGCACCTCCGACTGGAACAGTTATATTTTCGATTTCAAGTTCAATATCAGGCACGTCAAATATTTCAACAAATTCATTGAAATCAAAATCGGCAGTTTCGGTTTCAACTTGAAATGTTATTTTGAATTGAACGTAACGGAATGTATATTCGCCTGTAAGATAACTTTGCCAATCGGTCCATTCGGCATTGTCATCTGAAAATCTCATATATATTTCTGTTTCATATATTGCCGGCGGGTTGTCTAATGAATAATTAGGGAAGTCATCAAGACTTTTATCCGGGAAACTAAGTAAACTTAAACCTAAATCTTCAAAATACCAGTCTTTGTTGATTCTAATACCTGTCTTTCCTATGTGACCTGTATCTATTGATTCTGATATATACTCGGCGTATCCGTTGTAATCAAGCAATCCGTCTGCAAAAGCATCAAGATTGGGCCAATCATCAAGGGAATAACCTTCTAAGTCGTCTAATGTAAACATATGATGAAAAGTTATTCTGTCATTAATTTTGTCTAGATTGTCAAGTGTAGCGTTATCTATGTTAGCTAATTCGTCTCTTTCCTCTAATACATTGAGCTCATTTCTGGTCCCACTAACCTCAAATATAGTAGAAACATAGCTATTAGAATATTGGCCTATTCTGTCTATTGACTTAATCATGTATCTATATGTTCCATCTACTTCGTTGTTTGAAGTCCATCTATCTCCGGTTAGTTTAGTTCCCATCATTTCACCGCTTGACCAATCTGCGCCACGTCTAATTTCATACCCAATAATATCCGGTTCATCAACCTGTGACCATCTAAATATTACACCGGTTCCCTGTTGCGATACAGTCAAACTAGCCGGGGCGGTAGGAAGGCTATCTTTTCCGGTTATATATACAGAATCAGATATTTGCCCTGGGGAAATATAAACCCCTACCTTAACACAAATTTTCACATAATATATTTTCCCAACTCTAACTTCATCAATATTGAAACTGTTTTCTATAGTACTGCCTATATAATTCCAATTTTCTCCATCATTGCTGTAATATATATAATATTCGTCAGCCGATTTTCCACGGGGGATAGACCAAGAACACCACAATTGACTAGTTGTAGTACCATCATTTTTCATGAAAGTTTGCTCTTTTGTTGATAATTCTTCTACTTCAAAAAACAAACTATCAGTAGTATAATCAATAATCGGTATATTTTCTGCTTCGCCATATACTTCTTCTATATATTCCGTTGCTTGTAATTTACATCGGAAATCGCCTTCCCGGCTAATTGAAGTCAGCCTAAATGGTTTGGCGACCTTTTCGACTTCTCCAAACGAATATATATCGTATTCTTGCGGTATAGAAATAAATGGTTCAGCAACTGTTAATGTATCTGTTGTAGTTTCCTCTGTTACACCCCTGATAGACCTCTCTATTAATGTATCATCTTGTAGTCTTATCATAATAGAATAATCTGTATCAGGAGAAAGGTCTACTTTCTTATCAAGGGTTACTGTTCCAACTGTAGCAGAAACTATTCTTCCGCCTTCTCCCCATCGGGGTACATCATGCTGTAGCAAAATAACGTCCCCAGCCTGACAGGCAATAGCATCTATATCAGCTGTCCACGAAACTGTTCTATTAATATAATAGTTGACTCTCAATTGATAAGCCCCATATCGATAAGCCTGGTCTAATGTCATAGCAGAATCAAGCGTGACCTGTGTCGGGTTTTCAATAGATGTAGATTCATCATAACCGGGCCCATAGACAGGTATAGTAGTATCTTCATAATTATTGTCAGTATTGAAAAAAGTTATTTCCAGAGCATTTGCTCTATCTTCTGTTCCTAGAAATTCTTCCTGAAAAGTATCAAGTTTCATGTTAGAGATATTGAATAATTGTACTGGTTCACCGAGGGCATCACAAACACATGAAAACTTTGTCCCCCTCATCAAAACTCGACCTCTGCCTGTCCTTTCCGGTTCTTCAAGCGAATCCCACAATGTACTAGTCTCATAGATTACACCGTTATAATACAGCTTCCTATCATTACAAAACTCTGCCCAATCCACAAAGGCCTGATAATCTATTCTTGCTGCCGGAATACCAGAAACAACGTGTTCATATTGACCTGTATTGATATTCTTCAATCTTCTACATCTGTGTATGAGGTCATAACAGGCCCATGCTGGGTTATTAGCCGCCTTCTGTTCATATTGGTTAGTATTAGGATTCCACACCCAGACATTATTTCTTGTCTGTGTCCAGTGTATAGTCGGCATACTTCCTGATAGTTGGTCAGTTGCTAATGCTTTCAGGCCTACAAGCACTTTGTTTGGGTATACAAAATCATCATAGATTATTCCTGTCAATGCTGTCCAATATACAGTGTTGGCGTCTCCTGTACCTTCGTGGTCTATTCCTGTGCATTGAACAGACACTTCATATTGACCTTTAGGCAGATTGTTAATAGTGCAAGAACGTTTGAAAGCATATGTATACTCGCCAGATATTCTTTTTTTGCCCCAATAATTCCAAGTTGAACTGCCAACAAGTCTATATCTCAACACTACATCAACCCAATTATCATCTATGTCACCATCGTCAGAGTCGTATAGCCCAGAAGGGAAATTAAGTGTAATTTCTATTCCTTCATACTCGCCATCTAGTTGATTAACAGAAGGGGAGGCTCCTTTTTTCAATTCATAACTAACTGACTGAGTGAAATAAGTATCATTGAAGTTTGATATAACGGGCTGGGCATTAGTGCCATATCTCGTTTCATATGTTACGCCATCGTAATTAGTATGGGGATTATCATTGATAGTTAAGTCACTTATAGAATCAACAGGCCCTTCTCCACCGCATAGCAGCATACTCATATATTGTTTTTTTCCGTTAGCTGTCACGTGCCTTGATAACATTTGAATAGGGGCCATAACACCCATTCTAACTGTTCCGAAAGTAATAGGTATAGCCTTGCCTTCTGTATCTGTTGGAGATTGTTCAGACCAAGCATAAGTCTGTTCCATTTCGTAATCACTGCCTGTTTGACCAGTTGGAAACATTTTGTTAATTAAGTATCCTCCAGCAATTTGAACACCTGCAGCCGCCAGCCATGAACCTATCCCCCATCCTGACGCACCAACACCGCCGAAAAATGCACCGCCAGCAGCCACAGAGCCTACACCTAAAGTTATTATTGAAAGGCCAATTACAGCAAGGGTTCTGCCAATATCCTTGCCATCGCCCCCTCCCCCTTCGATAACAGGACAGACAGCTATATAATCACCAGGAGAAGGTACAAGCGTTTTATACTCATTTTCTGAAACAATCTTCCCGTTATGAGATATTACCACTTCTACACCCATGAAATGAGGTTGTATATATGAAAAAACAGGTTGTTCCGGAACATAACTAACCTGCTTAATTTCCTTATCTGTTTTGAATGGATTTTTGACTATTACTAGGTTAATCATAATATCACCCTTTAGGGACATAAAACCCGTGAATTCTGTGTTTCCAGTAGAGGTCATCTAATTTGTCTATTCTAACTCCTGTTTTCCTTGCTGTGTGAATGAATCTGCCAGAACCAATATATACACCCACATGATTAATTAGATGACTATTGAATCTCAAAACAACCAACGAGGGTGCTTGTGGCCCTTCGCATTCTTTCCACGTGGCTACTTTTTCTGTATTAATGGTAGAATCAATTTTGCTAGCATTCTCACAGGATATTTTATAATCAGGAATATCTACCCCGAACCTACTGAATACTTCTGTAGCCAAACCGTAACAGTCAAAATTATCAGGTCCTCTGCCACCATTAACAAAAGGTTTGCCTAACAGGTCAACAAAACTAATATCAGACATACAATCCACCTGCCCCCGGTATACCAGGAAAACCGCCAAACCTGACACTATTATTATGTGCTCTGCAATCTGTTAGAGTTTTATTACATGACATTTTGTTACCGCTGTATCCGCATTCAATTCCCTTATATTTGTAAGAACAGAAATTTTGCATATATTTATTAGGGGGTATCCTTTGAGTCATTGCACAATTAGGGCCAAGATTGAAAGTAGCCCATTGTGCATTGGTGTTGGTACTTTTTACGCTGAAAGTTTCTTCAAGCTCGGGTGTTTCTAGTTCTAGATGTTCTGACATTACCACCCTCAATATTACTGTAGCATCAGTACCACCTGCATATTCTTCAAGATACTGCTGTACTGTTCTGGTTACATTAGAAACTTTTAACTTTAGAGAAGGCAACTCTCCATCTGAATTTTCGTTGACTTCTCCCAATTCAAAGGGAAAAGCTACCCAGATAGTTCCAGAACCGGCCGGCCATTCTATATCTTCCGTGTTGTTAACTACCCTTATTGTCTCACCTTGAAACTGTATTTCTATCAAGACCAACCATGCACCAGTAGATGATATTTTGTTCTTTTCTAATTTTGCTATTGCACTTAAGCTATTCATTGATTGCCCCCCTTTCTATATCTCTTGCAATGTTATTTCCGTTCTCCAGAATCCCAAAGTAACTTTTTCAAACTTGGGGGCAGAACCAACAAATCTAACTGTAAAAGTCTGTTCATAGAAAGAACTAAACTTTGAATTGCATGTCCATTCAAACATTTCACTACTCCCCTTAACCGTGTTTCTGTAGAAGTCTAACAATATATCTTTTTCGGCGGCGGGCAAGGCATTTTTGTCTCCCCATGTCAGATAAAAAGTAAGACGCGACCTTGTATATCGCGCCCTGCTTATTACTATTCCGTTTTCCATTTGTGTAGAAATTCCGGGGTCTTCAGGTTCTTCGCCAGGGGTCATAGGGGGTGTTATATCAGGAAATACTGCTAACGCCATTTAAAATCACCTTCTTTTGAATACATCTTGAACACCCTCCATGTTTCGGGCATATCCTTCCATGAACATTCTTACTACAGTTCTTGTCCCGTCAAATTGCGTTTCGCTACGTGTCTTGACTGGCGTCCCGGTATTATTGACTACTTCAACATTTACATTAGGCTGTGCTGCCGAACCAATTTTCTGAGTGTTGACTATTCCTTTCTGCTGGTCTTCATTAAGGATAATTTCCCCTACCTTAGTTTTAATTATCTTTTCATCAGATTTTAGAGGGGTATTCCCTACCATGCCGCCAGTATGAAACGTTTCTAAGCCATTAACGGTTACTACTCCGCCTGTGTGGGCTGTTCCGCTTAATCCTATGCCACCTAATATAAAATCAGTGAACGGTTGAGTAAGACCCTTAGTAATAATCATACTAGCTATCTGTTCGGCTATGTTATTTAACACATCAAGAAAACTCTCGCCTTTAACTATTACATCAGTTAGGCCACTGCTTAGATTATCTTTCCAGTTTAAAAACGCCTGATTCGCATCTTCGATTTTATAGCCTACATCTACAAGGTAATCCGTCAGCCAATTAAAGGAACTCTCTGTATCGTTCTTAAACATATTAGACATAAGATATTCCCCGTAAAAATCAGTTGTAGTTTCTCCTGTTATGCCCCTGATTCCAGATTGTCTAATTTATTTTTAATGCTTATCCATTCTGTAGAATATTTCTTAAATTGTATTAATCTTTCTTCCAGATAACTTTTATATTCTTTAAGACTAATTTCATTAGATTGATATTTATAATCCATTATCCTATCATTTTCAGCTTCTATTTCTGCCAGATATTCCTTTTCTGCTTGCAACCTTAATCTGCGGTATAAATCATCTATTTCCTTAGCTTTTTCTTCGTATTCCTTTGTGTTGCCTAATAGTTCTTTATATTGCTCTTTAATATCATCTCTTTCTTGATTCAATGTGCGTTTTTTGTTATCTAACTTATCAGCATCAAGTTTATATTGTTTATCTGCAAATTTTTTATTAAGAGACTGTATACCAGTTTCTCTCTGATATTCCAACTGCATTATTCTGTCGTTAAACTGCTGTGCATACTGTTCTCTAGTGTCATATGATAGATTTTCGTTTTTTTGTACATCTTCTAGTTTCTTTTCTAGAAAAGAAATATAATCTTCAATATTGGTTTCTCCCCTAGAAAAACTGTCTGCCATATCGTCTACAGCTGTGTCTATAGCCTTCTTATGTATCTCTTCTGTGATAGAGTACATTCTTTCTTCTAGTTCGGTCATTGCACTAGCCAGTTCTTTTTCTGTCATATCTATTTCTATACCTTTGTTTAAGGCGTCTTGTTTATCGGTTAATATATTATACAGATCACTTAAGGTTGATAGTTGGTCTTCCAATGACATACCACCCATAGCCATGGTGTGCTCAAAATCATTGATAGCTTTTTGATAATCAGATAGATTCTGTGTCGGACTTCCTAAACCGCCTCCCCCGCCAGAATCACCATCTCCCCCGCTCTCTAATCTGTTTAATAATTCTTGTTGCTTAATTAATTGTTCTCTCTGTGCTTTTAACTCTTTCTGCCTTTTTGTCATCTGATTATACTGGTCTATAAACCCTCTCATTCTCGAAGGTAAGTTAAGATATGCCATGCTACCCTCTTCGTAATCCTCAGGATTAATATTCCTTTTAGCAAACAATTCTCTTAAGTCATTTAATCTTTTTTCAACTTTGGCTATATTGTCATCTACCTGTTGAAGATTCATTGTATTAACATCTTTGCCTAAACCAAATACTTCATTTCTTATTTTGGTTAGGTAATCATAAAGAAGTTTTATACCCACTATAACTGTTCCACCAATTAAAAATGGCTTAAAAGCATTTGCTAAAAAGCCGATAGCTTCTGATGCTGTAGCTGCGCCTCCCGCCCATGCTCTAAAAGCAAAAGCAACATTTGTTTCAGCCAGCAGACCAACTAAACCAGATAACTTGCCAAAAGTCCACGTTAAGGGGCCAATGGTTGCTGATAATAATAACAAACTACCTATTACTTTCTGTATATTAGGGTCTAATTTACCAAACCAGTCAGATATATCCCTTAGTTTTTCAACAAGGGTTTGTACAGCTGGAATTACAACTTCGCCAATAGTTGGTTTAGCAAAATCGTATAATGATAAAGCTGCATCAATGGCACCATCTTTAAGCAGACCTAATTGTTTTAGCATTGATTCCATCTGTTTTTTTGCTACTTTATCAGTTATCCCACCAGCATTATTTAGTTCTTCTTCATAATTTCTTATTTCATCTGATAGGCCTAACAGCACTTTAATGACATTCTGTACTCTAGCAGAAAACCCCATTGCCTGTAGTGCCGCAGCTTTTTGTTCGTCACTCATACCATCTAATGCGTTCTCTAAACTTCCCACTATGTCCGCCATGTTTCTCATTTTCCCGGTACTATCAAATATTTCTACATTATACTCTTGCAATGCTTCTTTATTGTTAATAGCGGCTTCCTGCAAGTATCTCATTGCTATACTAAATTGTTCACCAGCCGCTTGACCTTTTATGCCCTGGTCAGCAAAAGCAGCCAATACTGCTACACCTTCTTCTAGTGATTTATTTGCAGTTTTTAATGCTGCCCCGGCTTTAGTTGTTAACGCTTCGGAAAACTGTTCTACACTTGCATTTGCTAGTGTGTTGGCCTTAACTAATACATCTGATACTTTAACTAGATTATTCATATTCTGCGAAGCATCTTCGACGCTCAAACCTAATGCGCTCTGGGCATCTGTAAGCAGGTCAGTAGCTTTAGCCATATCAAACTGCCCTGCTGTAGCAAATTGGGCCACTTCCGGTAATGCTGCAATTGATTGTTCTGCATCTAAACCAGCACTAGCAAGATAGAAATAGGATTCTGCTGCCTCTTTTGCACTTTTATCAACTGTTAAAGCTACTTGTCTAGCTGTATTTTCCATTCTTTTCCGCATCTTATCGGAAACATTATCCATTATAGCTAGTGATTGATTCATAGAGTCTTCAAAATCCATACCAAACTTAGATACAGTAGTAGCTAATGTAGCTATAGGAACAGTTAAGTATTTTGTCATCTTTTTGCCAACTTGCTCTGCTTTTTTGCTGAATTTATCTAACCTAGACTCGGTTTGCTTCATTTTTTTATCAAAATCTGAATTTTTAGCCCTTATATAATATATAAGGCTTCCTAAAGTCACGCTTGCCATGGTTCACCTTCTTTCTGTGGGCATTAAAAAACCACCATTTCAGGTGGGTTGTTTCTGCTGTATTTTCTTCAACTTGTTAATCTCATTATTTATATGTTCATCTAGCTGTTGTTTAAGCTCTGCTTTTCTCTGTTCTTCTTCTACAGTAAGATTATCCTTATTCTTCAATTTCTCATATTCATAATAAGCCTCGTTTACATCAAAACTACTGCTATCATCTTCTATATCAGATAACTTTTTGATGTTATTGATTAGCTCTTTTGTGTATACTTCATATAACGATTTTCCATCCTTTGTTTCCCCGCCCATTCCTGCTGCAACTGCCCGCATACTCCACAGATAACCTTCATATCGTTTAATTTCCTGTAGCTGTTGTTGTTGGGCGTGTTGTTTAAAAATAATTTCTATTTCATCGGGATATATTTGTTCTAATACTTCCCTCTTACTCATACCTTTTATATCAATCAATTTTAATATTATTTCTCTGAAAAATTCCTCCCCATCCATTCCTGTATCTGTTTGGGAAGTTTTATCAAGTTTTTTACTTCTTGACCTACCTTTATAAGTCCGTTAACTTCAATAATAGCCTTTATAATTTCAAAAGTTTCCTCCATGTCTAGATTATTACATATAAACTCTTCATCTAATCCTGTCCCTATTGATATAAATTCTATTATTTCATCTATGGCAAATTTGTATATTCCAGATATAAACTTGGGGAATATATCTATTAGTTTTTTTACTGTCAAATTCTCAAAAAACTTATCTGTATCTTCTACCCCTTGTTCTTGTAGAAACTCCTTAAATAAATCAAAAAACTTTTCAAGCAACAATGATAATTCATGCCACTTGCCTAATGGGGCTTTTTTAATTAACACCTTGCGTGTTTCTTCTTTTATTCCACCCTTAACATTGGATATATCAACATTGTCCAAATCTTTAATAAAGGTTACTTTGACTATTTTTGATTTAGTTAAATCCTTATTTTCATTCTTGCTAATGTTTAAAAATGCCATTTAATCGACCTCCAAATTGTATTTTTTTAACAAAACATGTTATAATAAATCTGTAAAAAGGAGTGATTCGTTATGAAAAAAATCTTGTTAATTTTATTAGCTCTTGTTGTATTCTCTATATCTGCTAACGCTGGTCAAGTCACAATAAAAAATTCTAACGGGGATAACATTTATATATTTGACAAACTTGTTTTTAAAGAATTTTGGGGTAGCAGTACCAAAATTATGGGCGAAATCACAAATAACACAGAAAACAATTATAAATCTATTTATTTTCAAATAACTGTCTATGATGATAAAGACAACATAATAGATATGACACATATTTGCATCCAAAATCTTAATAGCGGAATGACCAAATCATTTTTGGGTTACATCAATGACACCCCACCTTCCCAGTATTCTAAATACAAAATAGAATATTATGATTCATTCTAAAAACAGGACAAGCCCCTTTGTGGGGCTGTTTCTCTATCCTGCTAACATGACTTTTTCCTTTATTACTCTTTCAGGCTGTTTTAACTTTTCGTTTAGTAATATTAAGGTGCGGCCTTTTAATTTAATAGTTATAACATCCTTTTCCATTTCAACAGTTTTAATATGTATAAATTCGCCTACTTTAGGTTTGATTCCCATTATATTACCCCTCCCTTTTTGTTTAACAACAAATCCCCGAATATTCTTCTTCAATTGCATTAATCACATCTTCTTGCTCCAAAATATCTTTTGTCCACCGTAAACTAAGCCTTGTACCATGGCCTTCCTGTGAAATTAAATCAGAAAATGGTTCGCCTTTGTCTGTAGCTTCCCAGTGTTCACTGCCCCTATATTGATAATTTAAATCTCTCAATATCCTGTTAAATTTGATGGCCGACAACCCGTATTGGTCTCCTAGTTCTGTTGGAGTGCGTAAAGATTCTTCAATTACATTTCCTTCAAGCAAAGGTGCATAATTTATATCTGGAATATATTTTTTCATTTCTTGAACTGCATAAGTCTTTGCCGACTGTTCTGACATTCCGAAAGTTTGTCCCAATGTAATAAAACATGGTGCTATTTTTGAAGCCACTTCAACTCGGGTGACTATTGCACCTTCTTTAATATAGCCGCCAGTTTTTCTGATCGAAGGCAACACCTCATCAAATATCCATGACTCAAACTTTTCTGCGCCTGGCAATTCGGAACCGCCGGTTAGCCTATAAATGTCTCCTTCTGGTATTACATTAACTTTTATTTTTTTCTTGGGATTCTGCGGATGAGGTATGTGGTGTTTTGCCACCCACCTACAATGTTGTTTAATTGCATTGGTTGTATCCTTATAGTCTAAAGCTCTTGCAATATCGATAGCAACAAAATAAATTTTACCATCAATTTCTATTGTTCTAACCTGCCCAAATAAATCATTTTTAAAAATTTGCAAATCGTTCACCTAACCACTCCTTTTTTAATTTAGGTCTAAAGTCCTAAAGGATTTTTGAAAACTATGCCCAATTATATAAAAGTGTTGTTTAAGGAAACTAATGAGGCAGAAAAACATATTCATATTCAGTTTCAAACAATTTTAAAATCTTGTTGATTTCTGTTTCTGTAAAATCTCTATTCCCGTTGACTTTGTTATTGAAACTGTTTAAACTAATACCTAAGTGATTGGCCATATCTCGTTGTTTTTTATTTTTTTCAACCATTAAAGCTTTCATTTTAGTGTGATCTATTATTTTATTCATTTTCTCACCTCCGGTGTTGTGTTTGTTAACTTTAATTATATTATATATCCTAAAACAACACTTGTCAAATGTTTTTTGAGATATTTTTTTAAAAAATATACGTTTACAACACAAACATAGAAAAAAGTTTTGTTTTCGTATATAATAATTTCATAAGGAGATAAGAAAGGTTGATTAATATGTTCGGCGAACGGCTCAAAGAATTAAGATTAGAAAAAGGCCTCACCCAAGACGAATTAGCTAAAAATTTCAATTCTAGTAAAGTAACTTTTTCTCATTATGAGAACAATTACAGAAAACCACCTATGGAATTGGTGTCAAAACTGGCTGATTTTTTTAATTGTTCAATTGATTATCTTATGTGCAAGACAGATAAACGCCATGGGCTAGATAAAGAAACATTGCCGCCAGTCATCCAGGAATTAATCAAAGAGTTTCAAATACAAGACATTGAAGCATTATCCTATGCAAAAAATAAGGGACTTTCAGCAAAAGATATTAAGGCTATTGCAGATACTTTTGAATATCTTAGACCAATCTTAACTAAAAAAGATAAATAATTTGACTAAAAATTAAACTCACTGAGCTCAATTTTGAGCCGAGTGATAAGCCCCAATTAAGGGGCTGTTTTTATGTCAATGTACCCGTATAATAGAATGTTGACACTCCACTATCAACATAATCTGCCTTAGTAGCAAACGCCTTAATTTCCATAGCTGAATCAACTGTAATAGCACCAGAATATAAGGTGCTGCCAGTTGTAGGCTCTGTGCCATCAGTAGTGTAATATATATCCGCATTTGTAGTAGCTGTAGATAGCTCAACACTCTGTGCCGTATCATATGTCCCTGAATCAACGCTAGCAGTTACCATACTTACTACAGTATTATCGCCAATAGTAAAGTAATTGCCTGCTGAATCCTTTTGTGCTTTGAATCTAGCGTTATTAATCCGCTGGCCTTCCCGGCTATGGGTCATTTCCATAGTATCAGGCATAGGGTAAGCTGATGGTAATAATATATCGGCTGATAAGTCGTCATCGTCCTTAGCTAGCGGGTGAATAACTAGCACATCTGCGTAATTATTCATCACTTGCCCTATTGCTGAACCTATTTCCAGTTTGGCCTCTCCATTAGGCCCAGTGGTTAGATTAGCCCATGGTACAGTGTTCGCGATAGAAGCGGGGTCTGTGTAGATTAGTGGTACAGATAATTCCCCTGTGTGATTCAACACAATATCCATTATGTCCCCGTCTTCTTCTGTTGACTGTGTCTGATATTCAGTCGTAAATGTGAATGTGGTATCGCCCTGTGTCCTACCTAATTCTACGCCACCAAATGTAACTCTACATGGCCCTAGATTTATCTTGCCAACATCTAAATTTTCCATTGTTGCTGCCATATTATCACTTCCTTAATTAATTTTTGACATTAAAAAAACACCCATATTCAGGTGTACTTAATGGTATTTGTTATATATTTTTTCACTTACGGAAATGTCTAAATTAAACTTATCATTTATCTCTATCAATTTAACTGTGTCATCAAGAACATCTTGTCTTTTGACAAGCATTTCAGGGGACATGTCATCTTTTTTAACCATCTTAGAATATCCATACATATTTGATATTGCTTTGTTTGCTATAGTATTAGCCTTAATATAACTGATTTTCTTTGGCCGATTTAGGCCTCTTTTGAGTTTATCCATTGCTTCCTTCTGATGTTCTTTATCAAACATTAGAAATATCTCGAAACCTTTAAGGCCGGTTGCCTGTCTAAGTTCTTTAATTATCCCTTTTATCCACCTTTTGAACTCTTTAGCTTCCGGTTTCTTACTACTCCAAGCTGCTTCATATATCCCTGTTTCCGATATAATAGTCATATCTTGTTTGCCACCAGGGGTACTCACCTTATGCGTACCCTTCTCTTCTTCATCTAACATTCTAGTCATATCAGAAGCCATTCTATAATCCAATACTCCCGCTACATCTTTGGCAACCGCCCACCATTCTCCGCTGTTCCAGACAAACCTTATTTTATGACCATTCCAATTTTCTGTTTTGATATTTAGCATTAAAAACCAACTCCTTATAATGTTTTTAAAACAAATGTGCACCCGGAACATACCCGGACATGCATTACACATTATAAAGAGAGGTAGCGGAGCTGTCATCACGACAGGACATACCTCGTAGGTGGGTAACGAAACGTTATATACCTCATCCACAGAAAATTAATTGACTGGTTTCAAGTTAAATTTAATTCTTGTATTCATGAAATGCTCATCAGGATCATCGCTATCCCATAACGGGCCCATTGTTTCCTGTACGACTAAGTTATAATTGTTATATCCTTCTATAGTAAGTGGCTTATCATCAAACAAGTATTCTATCCTTGCCGCAACTGGTGTTAACAATTCTATATTAGCATTGCCACTATTATGATTATCAGCAAATACATTAATAATCAATGTCCCGTTAATAGTCTTATAATCTTCATCTTGTGGGGCTGATGGGGCATTAATAGTAATACAAGGATTAGCCATACTGTCTGGCCTTCTAGCCCCTTTTATAGCTTTGATTGTAGTTAACAGCTGACCTAGGTCTTGTTCTCCTGTATCTGTATCGCCCGCTATTCTAAGCCGGGTGGCTTCAAGTAACAAATTTATATCCATTTAATCACCATACTTCTCTAGATATTTTTGCTTTGCTACTGCATCAATATCTATTTTATCTACAGATAAATAATCACCTAAATATTTATCAATCAAAGGTTCAAATGTATCTATTGTTCCCTGCAAAACTCGATAACCAGATTTAATTTCCACCCAGATGGCATACTCCATCCCTGCTGATATAGCTCCTTCGTAATCATTACCTTTGATTTTCAGTACAGGCTTTTCTAGTTTATTAATTTTTGACTGCAACAGAGAAGGATTAGTATCTTTATCATATTCCTGCATATCATCCATATTAACTGATATGCTATTTCTTAAGTTGCCAGTTCTATCTTTATAATTTCCACCAGCTTGACTTTTAGCATGATTAACCATTTCTCTTAGCACATATTCCAATGCATCTTTAACCGCTCTTTCTTCATTTTTAATAAAGTTGTTCAGTTTCTGCATAGATTCCTCGACGCCCTGTAATTCTGTGCTAACTTTCATTACTTTTCACCTTCAAATCACTTTGATAGCTGTTAGGCCAATCTCCCGGGAATACTACAGTATATTTGTCATTAATGTTATCTCCCTGCTTAATTTCAGTATATCCATCTTCAAAAGTAAGATTATCTTTCATGATATAAGCTGTATACTCGCTTTCGTACTTTGTACCCGTCTCGCCAGCTCGTTCACTTCCCGATTTTGGCTGTATACTCACATCAGTAGCTGTAGCTATAGTTTTAGGACTACCATCTTGCCAATTACCGTCTCCGTCATATCCCGGCTCTGTATAACCTCTATATATTGTTATATCCATGTTACCACGCCAATTTTCTATAAGGGGCTATCATCATCTTAATTTTAGGTGGTAGGCTTTCATGATATGATGCTGCTATACCGCCTTCAGTTTGACTTTTCAAATTGGGATTAACACTATCCATTTCCATTAATTTGTCCACAGCTAAATTAACCGGGGCAGGTATAACTTCTATATCATCCACTATAAAATTATTGTTGCAATACCCCTTAATTAACTCTAAATATGCTGCTCTAATTTCTTCATCTGTCATATAATCACCACCTCATAATTTAGGGGCTACCCGTTAAGATAGCCCCTAAGTGGTTTATTCACTTAAAGCATTAATACGTGATTCTACACGTTTCAATAGGCTCTCACGATTTTCGGCTTTTGCTTCTGCCTCAGCCCACTCCTTTAGCATGTCAGTTTCTTTACATTCAGATACTAATTTAATAGCATCTTTAACACTTAATTCTGTAATAGATTTTTCTGTGTTATTTTCTTCTTCTTTTTCAATTACTTCATAATTATCATCTTTCTTAAGACGCTTGATGAGGTCTTTGCTTGCTATTTCCCATACATTTCCTGTTTCTTTGTTTTTAAACCACATTAATCATCACTTCCTTTTAAGATTTATCAGCTGTCATTACTGCTATAGCACTAGGATGAGTAACTTTAGCACCATATACATGCAACCCTTTGATAGCATCACCAAAACGTGACTCTGGCCTATACGCCTCTGTTTCAACTATTTGCTCCGCATATGTGATGGCTCCACTATATCCGGCTAGTATTTTATATTTAGTACCAGTAGTATTGGGTACATTATTAGATTTGAACACTAATAATCCGGCCACTTCGCCAACGAAACCATTACTAGGCCTCTGGCCATTAAATGTACCTATCCTCAGTACACTGTCGCCTGCTTCGGTAGCGTGTACAAATCTATCATCTTTCCTTAGTAACCCGTGGAACCAAGGGGGAACAACCACAAAGCGGCCTACTTCTGGAACACTATTATCATCTAATATTACAGACATATCAACTAATAAATCATAAGCTGTTGATGTGGTAGGTATTTCTGGCGTTGTATCATCCCCGATAGTATTACCAGCGGCCACCTCTGTATATAGCCCCGCAATAAACTGATCGTTCACATCAGAAAGACCATAAGCTGCCCGGCTCATAGCAGTGTCCATTATTTTAGGCTTCTGCTGCGCTTTGTCAACGTCATCAATCTGGAAGTTGAAATACTTCAACTGGTCAATTGTCAACACTTTCTGCTCATCACTAAGGGTTTCTGGGGCTGCTATATCAGTGTTTTTGACGTAATCATTAATTGTTACATCTCCGACCTGATTAATATTAACTGTGTCACCAGCTCCGCTTATTTCACCTTCGTAATCCCTATTAACTAAGTTTGCATATACATGTGTGTTATCTAAGTATGCTAGTAGCCTAGCACTCCATATTGTTGGTATAAATCTATCAATACTCATAAAATATCATCTCCTAATTATTTTCTAATACTTTCTGCACCTCATCCCAATTATCATTAATCTCCTTAGCAGACATTCCTTGAATTCCTTCCATGGTGAAATGCTTACCAGGTACATTATCTTTAGTTGGGTTTGGTTCTTTCCCTTTAATAGTTGTCTTTCCGAACAAATCAGCATAACTCTCTTTTAGCCCTGTCACAACATCATCTAATCCTGTAAGATTACCTTTGTCATCAACACCTATCTGTTCATAGTCAACATTTTTAAGTAACAAATCGGGATATTTAGTATCCTTCAATGCTACCTGCAATGCTGCCTGTTTTTTAGTGCGAATCAATTCCTGTTGTTTCTGCTCTATCTGTTGCTTCGTCTGCTCCTGCAATGTCTTATTTTGTTCTTCATATTCGGCAATTTTAGCTTTTAGCTCTTCGCTGGCCTGTGTATCGTTCTTCAACTGCTCCATTTGCTTTTTGTTCTCTGCGATTAGTTCATCCTTGGCTTTTAGCTGCTCCTGTAATGATTCTAATTCGCTAGTCTTATCATTCAGTCTTGAACGTGGTATGAAACTACCATCATTAACTAATAGCTTAATGTCGCCTTCCTGTGCCTCCAACTTTTCGTTAACCTGTGCAAATAATTCTTCTCCTAACAATTCTTTCAAATCCATTTATCTCATCCTTTCTGTTTTACGATTATTTAGCGTGGGTTGCGTTCCACGATAACAGTCTTACTCTTTTACACCTGTAATACTAAGAAGGTGAAGTTTTAGTACGTATATATAAGTCAACCTCCGTATTCCCTACTAATATCCTGCGTGGCACGCAAGACTTCAAGTTTACAGAGGTTATAATGCAGCTTATTTAGCCATAACTACATCATCAATATTGAAACATCTGCCTAACCACATTTTCCATACCGTGTAATGTCTATTACCTTCGTCATCAGTATACTTAGTACGGTAAGTCAAGGGTAATAGTTGTTTTATATACCAAAGTATTTTAATCACCACCTCCATATAAAAATAACACCGGTTAAGGTGCTGTAATCTCCCATTTTTCTTTATTAAGCAAATCATTATCCTTTAACACTTGATATATCCCGGTTGCCAAAACTTCTGTCTGTTCTTCTGATAAACCTATTTGATATGTAACATCTATACCATGCATAACTTCATGTAATATTGATACTTTTTGTTTTTCTACCGAAGACTTTGTATTAATCTCTATTTCATCTTGTGTGTGATGAATAATACCATACAATTCTTTGTCATTTTCGTCTCTCAGATTATCTGCGAACGACAATTTTACATCATATGGCCCAATTTTAATTATATCTCCGCTTTTCATTTAATCCCCTCCATATTTCTTCTTCAATACATTAATCAACTCATCCCCTTGCAACACTTCATCTGTCCAGTAACACAAACATTGAGGGTGAGGAGTAATAGGAATATTATCCGGCTTGAATACTCCTGCCCCTAATTCATCATGATTGTTACCAGCCAACCAATCGCATATCTCTTGATAACCTTCATATTCATAACTAGGAGGGTATGATGGATGACTTGAACTAAGGTTCCAGCGTATCCCTTTCACTATTTCAGACTTCTGCGCTGATATTTTCTGGCCACGCCTATATGCATTTTGAGTTTCTGACCTGGCCAATCTAAGACTGTTATATTTTATACTGCCTCTACCTGTCTTACTTGGCTTAATAGCAGTTGTCCAGCTAGGGCCTGATACTTGCAGGTATTTTTCTACTTGCTTAGAGAAATCGACCGCTGATAATCCATTGTTAACACTCTGCTGTATCATAGATTTTAGATTGCTATTAGCCAAATCATGTAGTTTCCATATTCTATCTGAAAGAGTATATCCATCAGACCATCTATATGCCCACACCTGGTTTCTTATCTCTTTAGCTAGCCCCCCGCCATATCTTGTGCGTAACAATATGCCGTCGTCAGCTGTTAATGCTCTCTGCAACAACTTCCTTTCCGCTATAGCAACCGTTTCTATTAATCCAGTAATATAATACTCTGCTGCTTTATCCTGCCCATTTATAGCTATCTGGGCAGATTTAGTGATGTTAGTATCTAGCCAGTCTTTGGTTTCTGATTGAAACCACGCCGTAATAGAATCTATTTCTCGTTTAATTTGTCTTATCTTAGCTCTATTGAATGTACCATCTGCTATAGCATAGTCTACAGCTAGCTTGTTAATTTTATCTAACAGTTTCCTGTTAATATCATCGTATTCATTCTCTATCTGCTGCTGTAGTCTTAGAAATTTCTTGCGGTATTCTTTTTGTACATTTAAATAATCCTCTGCTGTAGCCATTTAATCACCTACAACTTATAACGCTTATTTATTAACCTCATTAAATCTTGCGCAAATTCTTTTTCATCTTCTAACGTTTTAGAATCTTCTGCTAAACTAACGAAATTTGATAAAGCTACAAATAACATTGATAATTCATTTTCATCTAAATCTAAATTATACCTTGATGCTCCTATTTGCATTTATACCCCTCCTTATAACTATTGTAGCCATTTAATCACCCGCTATATTTAACATATGTTGTAATGTTTTTAAGTCCTCAATAGCTTTGTTTAGACATTGTTCTGTGGTATATTCTTCTTTGTTTTTTAGCATTCCCTCTAATTCTTTGATACGATTAGCAACATATTCTTTCACCTTTGCCCCTCCTTATATCTCTACGCCTTCATTCTCCTGCTCTAATGCTTCTATCTCTGTATTAATACGATTAGGCATTATATCGGTTTCATTCTGTGCATCTATCAAATTCTCTTCTTTTTGTGGGTCATCTACATAAGGGTGTTTAGTTCTTAATGTCTTATCAGAAACTATATCCCTGCTCTTGTTAATAGACTCGATTATATCTGCTTCATTAATTATCATAGACTTATTGAATTTCACGTCTATAGCATCAGTATTAATATTAGCCTCTGCCATCTGGTTCGTCATGATCAGATACTGTTTGATAAACCAGAATAACTCATTTTTGATAGCCTTAACAAATTTTCTCTCTGCTGTATCACATTTGAGGTCTAGCAGCGAGTATAAGAATTTCAAAGCTACCCCGCTAGGACTATTACCAAACTTATCCGTGTCTATATTAACACCCATACCAAACTTGTATATGTCGTCAATAAGCTGTTTGATATGTGATTCTTTTGCTGCTATAGGTATATCTATAGTAACCTTATCTAGTCCCCCGTCTTGGTCAACTAATACAACTTTGTGATATCTTAAATTTCTTTTAGCCTCTGCTGCGCCTGTGCCAGAATAATTCTTGATTAACATTATAGCCTCTTGTATATCTTCTAAGTTGTTTGATAAATCACTTCTAACCTTGTTATAATCATCTACTAACTGTTTATAGTCGTTAAGGTCTGGCAACATTTCCTCATTGTTCTTGAACGGAATAAAAGGCACTCTGCCCCATCCATTAGGTAATCTTTCTTCCTCTGTATCACCAAATTCCTTGACCACATAGAAATGACCTTTTGTATGGACAGCCACATTATCCCCAGCGTAATCCTCGATAGTTTCGGCCATAAATATACCGTCATCATCAGTAATATAATAGGTTACATCTTCCGGCGTCCAGTATTCGGCTCTTATCCGTTCATCTCCGTTGATGTACACAGTGTAATATCTGATTAATGCTTGGAGATTCTGCTGCTTGCTAGTCTCCCATATACCTATTATCTGACGGGCATCTACTACCATATAGCGAAATTGGCCTTCTTCATCTATGTACACGTGTAACCATTCCACACCCTTGTTAGCAGCGCCCTTGACTAATTCATTGGCTGTATCATCCCAATCTTCACCTAACAGTTCATTGATATGGTCTAGCAACTCCCCATTAGGAGAAACTGGTTCCCCTTCCTCATCTCCTGTTACTTCGCTATCAGAAAATGCCATAGGCTTACCTACCATGTAGCCCATCTTTTGCCTGACTAATAGCTTATGCCAGTTATGAGGAAGTTTGTTATTTGCAGCAGTATCATCTATTTTTTCTATACCGTTTTCATCATAGTAATATATTTTTCTATCAAGTATATCTGGCCTGTTTTCAAAGTACTCTACACCTTCCTCCATCATGCGTTTTTCTATACTTCTGCTATGCTCATCTATCAATTCCTCGACAATATCCTCTGTAGTGGCTGTTCTATTCTCTTTGATTTTTTTGTTTGCTATTTGTGTAGTGGTTACATTCATGATTTTCACCTCATTTTACAGCATTAAAAAAACACCCGTTAAGGTGCCGTTAGTCTCCGCTTAGCTCTTTCATTTTTTCATATATTTTCTTTATTTCTTCGAAAGTAAATTCCCCGTCTAAATAAACATTGCCGTTCACAAAGAAATCTATCCATCCATCTGACTTTATTTCTTTCTTATCCGCCGCAATGTCCCCCTCCTTAAAACTTCGCAAAATTACCATTTAACGAATATTTTATAATATTTTTATGCAAAACCTTAGCAAATCCCGTATATTTTGCTATATTTATGTATATTTAATTAATTTAGTTGTATATTTATTATGAAGTTAATGTATATTATTCATCACATTCCGATAGTTTAGGTATTTTTGGGTGATAATCTCGATGAAATAGTATCCGATTATATTTTAAGCATTTATGATTTACTTTTTTATCATGTTGTTCCTTTTCTTTAACATTTAAATATTTACATTCTCCACAAAAATCCATCTATACCCCTCCTTATGCAAATATCCATGAATTTCTATCAGCATGTTTAAAATACATAGCAATATTGTCTATACAATCATCATGTTCATTTTCTTTTGGGTCTTTGTTGTAATCTAATACCTCGATTATAAAATCGTTATATTCATCCTCGGCATCATCTCTAACGTAAAAATCAACCTTCATTCTGCCAGACTGACTTAATATCTTTTCATGCTTATTCTCTGTTGACCTAAACTTTCTAACGTGTATAGTTCCTTTGGTTTTCTTCTTTAATTCACTCTCAAAATATAATCCTTCATGATTTTCCTCTACATATACCATTTGAGGCTCATATTTGTTAATTATACTGGCCATTATAGGGATAACTATATCAGCATCTCTGTCGTCCTTGTACGCCTCTACTAGATAATGTCTGTTATCTCCATACTTAGCATATATACCTAATGTAGCGCTATCCGAACCACTGCTAGCTGTATCTACTAACGCTGTTAGCTTATCAGACTGGCTTAAGTCTAATTTAGACAAACTGAACCTTTGCAGCTTTTTGATTAATGTCCCCTCTGGTTTAACAAATTTACCATTAGCTAACATTTCGTACATATCTCTATCAGTATATTTTAATTCTTCTATATCAGCTATTTGCATTTTGGTTAGATACGGGTTATCTCTATATGTTGTTACTATTATCATACAAGGGATAATAACTTTATCATCATCTTCCAATTCAACTTCTATATTCTTAACAAATACTTTAGGTCTGCCATCCTCAAACTTTTCTAATACTTCATCTGGTTTTTGCTTAAAGAAATATCTATTGATAAATCCATCTTGATTAATAGGGTTCATAGTTAGATATAATATTCTATCCTCTGGTTCTCCACCTCTCAACTGCATTCTAAGGGCTTTAAATTGTTCATAGGTAATATTCTCTGCTTCTTCATACCATGCGGCAGTTATACCGTTTAAAGACTTAACTCGTTTTTGCTGCTTGTCCGAATGATAACCCTTGAATAATGCTATATTATTATTAATCTTATGTGATATTTTAGCGGGCTGCTTTGTGTCATGAAATATTGAACTTAATCCAAAATCATCTATCCGCTCTATTATATTAGTCTTTACACCTTCATTAATATTCGTTTCTACGTCTTCAACAATTAAACATTTATAGTCTTTGCAGTTATTAAGCCTAGTTGTTAACTCCTGACCCATGAAATGAGTTTTACCGCTATTACGACCACCAACTAATATATATACCGGATAATCTGTATCTAATACGTAATCGTAATATATAGGTAATATTTCAATGTTTTTAGTTGCCATCACTATCCCCTCTTACAAGGTTAATGGTTGGTAGTTCAGTTACTTCATGCTCTATTCTATCGGTAAATATAGCGTATCTTTTGCCTAGCAATTTAGCAGCTTCTAGTCTATCTCTGCGGCTGTCCTCTTGGCTTCTCATTGTAGTAGTAAGGAATTCTAATACCTCGTCTTGACTAGCTATGCGTTTATTTTCTTTACTATCTAATTGTTTTTGGATATAGTTTGCAATTTTAGGTTTTTTCAAGTTTTCATGTCCTATTGCTCCTGCTGTATTTTCACTATATCCTGCTTTTATGGCAGCTTCTGTAGCGTTTAATGATATAATATATTCATCTGCAAATGCTTTCTGTTTTTCAGTTAAGCCTGCCATATTATCACTTCCTTATCTCTCGCTAAACTTTGATATAAATATTGCTATTGACACCCAACTTAATAATGTGCCTATTATAGTTATTATAACCAATCTTTCTTTAGGCACATCTTCTTCACTAAGCAAATCATCTAATTCGTTTTCGCTAATCGCTAATAATACTATACCTACTGTACCCGCTAATGATATTACACAACCTAATATATAAATAGCAAAGTATATCACAGTTACCCCTCCTTATATAACTCAGCACTACATTTTTACAGTATTCCTCATGTAATCTGTGTACTGTATCGCCGTCTATATCATATTTTCCTCTATATACCATTTAACACATACTATAAAACCAACCATAATCATTATAGGGCCTGCTATACCCATTACGAATGATAAACACAGTGTTTCAATAGTTATCTGCCAATATCCATAAAGTGTTTTGTCTCCACAAGCAAAAGTGAATAAAGAACTTATTAATCCTATTACATACCAAACTAATAAAAAAATCATTACTTACCCCTCCTTAAAATAATTTGTTCTCCGCATAAATAAATATCGTACCCAAACCACCTACAATTGATAACATCACGATTCCGTAATTTATGTCTTTCAATACATATATAAAAGTTTCTTTTCTGCTTTTAAAACCATCTCGTTTTTCATTAAAATATTTTATAACTTGATTTATTACAGCTAATAACACAATAAACATTCCGATTACATGATATAATAATATGCCTAACACTAATTCCATTATTTCCCCTCCTTAATCATAGTCTAAACAATAACCTCGATTTTCTTTTTTCCACTATATAATCTTAATATAACACTTCTTAATTCGGCAAGATTACACGATCACCTTATATGGTTCCCATTTTCTAGCATCAATTCTGACTAATTTAATACCATTCCTTTTACAATAATTATTTTTAATTTTATCTTTCATCCTTATATCTTTAAACTTTTCTTTACCACCAAATTGTAACACCGGCTCGAAATGTTGCCTTCCATCTATTTCTAACAAAGATACTAATTTTTCATTGTTGAATATAGCAAAATCGAATGGTAATTTTTCTTTATACCTGCAATCATCAAATGTATATTGTTCTATAAAATCAACATTAGCCTTTTCTAACAACTTTTTCATTTTTATTTCATAACTAGATAATCTTTTAGCGCAATATCTGCATTGATGTTGGCCTTTCATGAAACCGGATACTGTCATTTGAAATATGCTTCCACATTTTTTATGCCTAAATTCAACTTTAGAACTATAATTTTCATATTCTCCAATTACTTCATATTCAGGAAACTTTTCTTTTACTTCGTTTTCAAATTCTTGCTGAGTTTTTCTTAATTTATTGTGTACTTTTATAACCGAGCATTCGGGGCAGCGAGTTCCGTCTAAAAACTTACTTGGCCGCACCTTCCATATATGACCACATTTTATATGTTTGCATTTGATTGGGGCATGACCACCTTTATATGTTTCTAAAAATTTATACTCTTGAATATCGTCTAATTTATCAAGTTGTTTTAAAAACCATTCATTGCTTTCCGGTTCTCTCCCATAGCCCGTTCTAGTGGGTATATTGTACTTGTTAAGCCAATTGCCAATTGTTTTTCGTGATACATTGAATTTTTTTGCAATTTCTTTCTGTAACATCCCTTTTTCTAAATATAATTGCTTTAATATTTTTTTATTGGCGAAAGGTCTATCCTCGTGCAATTGATCCCCTCCGCGTTTTCTAGTTGGTATATCTAATTTTTTTAACCAATAATGGATTGTCCCAGATGAAACACCAAACATTTCTCCAATATCACTCATGAACATTTCTTTATTAACATAAAGTTCTTTTAATGTATCTTTGTTTTTGTAATCCATTTGTCCACCTCTGCTAGTAGATTTCTGCATAATAAAAACAGGCCTCCAGTGCAGATACTGGCTTTCAGGAGCTACCCTAGCCTGTTTAAATTTACTGTATTATTTCAATTCTCTTTTCACTACTATAAAATCTTAATTTTAATGTACCTAAATTTGACGGGTGATAATTTTTGCTTTCTGCATATCCACCCCATTTAAGATACGCCCCTGTATTAATAAACACTTGTTCTTTTTTGACAATTTTGTTATTTCGTATATCTGGTATGAATATATTTTTCTTAAATGCAATTTTTTCGTGAGTGTGTGAAACAATGTAGCAATCTGCAATAACAATATTTCTAAGTCTATATAATTTGTTCAATTTCCCGCCAGGCAATTGAGCCGAACTGCTCCCATGAGTATGATAGATAGTATAAACTTGTGGTTTTTGGTTAGTTTTTCTTTCCCCAAATCTAACTTTCAACAATATCCCCTCTGCATTATAAGCACAGCCTAAACTAAAAGATAATTCCTCCGATATATCTATTCCGTCACTTTTATATATTCTATATTCATGATTGCCTCTTACACTAGTTAATATTTTATCTTTGATAGGCATAAATAGCTTTCTAGCATATTTCAACTCATCATGAGGATTCATCTTGCTGCTATAGCTATCAGATACACTATGTATAGTTGCGCAGTTGAGAATATCACCGTTCAGCAATGTATACCTATTTGGTTTTTCTTTTATCCATTCTATGTCTTGCATTAGTAATTCTTCATTACACTGTAAATCACCTAAATGTGTATCTGATATAGGTTTAATTTCTATGTAGTTGTGCTTGTCTATATTTTTATCAAGATGTACCTCATGAAATATCATATTGTTTGCCCCCTAAACTCTATTCAAATAACACTGTTTGCCTGGTACAGTGCGAAACCTTTATATATTCAAAACTTTAAGTAATGAACTATTAAGGCGGCGCTATATTTATAGACCCCAACCGCCACTGGTCTATTTATTTAAAAAAGGAGGATTTAATGAAGGCAATTCTAAGATTTTCACCTTATCATTACCATATTGTTTATCTCTCCGTCATTAACTTAATATATTCAGCATTATCATCCTTAAAGTCTTCTATGCATAATTCTAACAACTCAATTAAGTTTGTCCATTTTGCCCCGCAATTACTGCATTCCGCTATATCTGATATATGTAGTGCCTTTTCATTACAATATGGGCATATAACTGTTTTACTATATTCAATATTTTGTGCTTGACATATTGCTGTGATTAATCCCATAATTATCATCTCTAGTGTTATGACGTTGTTTGCAGATATAGCCCTATATTGTGGAGGGGCAAGCTAGGGCTATATCCGCTTTTCTTTCATCATAATAATTATACACCTTATATTAGTTATATGTGTCTTTTATTTGTCTACTATTTGTCTACTGTGTTGGCAATATTTTTAATAAGCTATAAATTTTATTGTATGCTTTTAGTTTTATTTTGATATAATATGCTCTTTCATATGGAAAATCTTCACATGTATAAATTTCTGCGTCTGGCACTTTCCCTGGTTGAAATCGCTTATAAAAGTCATCATTAATTAGATTAAACTTCCTGTCGATTATAAATTTCTCCGGAACTGTTAATTTGTCTAATATACTATTCACTAAATCAACATAAGCCTGTTTTTCTTTATATTCTTCCCTATCTTCTTCTCGTTTTAATACTTGGTTTTCCGTAGTAGAGTGAAAATTGTTAGTTATGCTTTTAGGAGAATGGCTATATCTTATTCCCATATCCATTGCACATTTTTCTTCAAATATATCCAACCAATCTTTATAATCTTTATATTTAACTAACATATCTTTAATAAATTGTTTGTCTATTGTTATCACTCCTTGCCTAATGACATTTTTAATTTCTGATACTCTGAATCTGTATATATAGCCCCGTTACATTCCCCTTCTTCGTTTAATATTGGGGCTTTCATATCATTAAAAGCCATACACTCATTACCTCTACGTTGTTTACACTCTTTGCATTTGCTTATGTTATGCATTATATCATCTCCCTATCTAAATTAATTTTACTGCCCGTTGTGCCAAATTGACCTTGATACTTACCTCTGTATGGTTGTTCACATTCGTTATCCATCTTGGCAACTACTAACTGGCATATTCTAATACCCGATTCTAGCAATATCGATACTGGTGAAGCATTATATAATTCAAGTGTTATTTGCCCTTTGAAACCCGCATCTATCCATCCTGCATTTTGAATAAACAGCCCCAGTCTGCCTATTGAACTTCTACCCTCTACAAAAGCAGAACAATTAGCCGGTATGTTTATGTATTCTTCTGTTGTTGCTAATACAAATTGTTGAGGATTAAGTTTGTATGTCGGGGTACTTGTCCATTTATAATTTATTTTTTTAGCCAAATCTATTACTTTTTGGCTGTTGTCTAAATACTGATATTCATTATCTAATGTCAAATCTATACTACCTGGTTGTACATTTTGCTCTTTATATGGAGTTATTAACTTCTGTTCCCGGCATAGTTTTTTTAGTGTCTTATCACATAGTATCATTAATTTTCCTCCCGACTTTTTCCAACTATCCATTTATTATAAGGCAATGTTTCTATCCAATCGCAAAATACCTGCCACTCTTCTAATCGGTGATGTCTTCTTTGACGGTATATTGATTTAAGTTGTAGATAATTAGTAGTTATTCTTGCTGTTAACATTAATCCCATAGGGCAACTAGCAATTAATTCTTCAAATGTTATAGCATCTCTTTTGTAATGTTCAATATGGTTTTTAAATTCTTTTTTAATTATTGGTGACACCTTATCACTACATTGTTTATCTATATCCATTTTTAATATCCTGTGCATTTTACTCTGGCTACTAACTATATCTGCAAAATGGTATCTCTGGAATTGTAAATACCAATATTGTGGGGCCGTTATATCCGCTTGTACATTTACGCCTTTAAGAAAACAATCTTCTCCTATACCAGCATCGCAACCAGCTAATCTATTCGCCCTATCAAAATCTTTATCAGTTAACACTCTGTCTATTTTTATACTCATTGGATATCCGCTGGCCTTAATAGCCCCTGGTATCCCATTTACTTCCACGTTATTTATTTTCATTGAATATTACCTCCCTTAATTTATCGGCCAAATAATCAGCAAATTTACTCAAATATTCTTTATTGTGCGACTCAAATATATAGTCGTTTTTAAACATATCCATTTCCTTCTCGCTTTCGTGATTTTTCTGTTCTACGGTCATTCTGTTATCGTATGTATTCCCTTTGCTGTCACGTCTGACCACTCTAACATTAATCTGCTTATATCCGCGCTCTTTGAAATATGTCGCTTCGTTGATGAATCTGCAATCATCTATTATAATAAAATCTTCACTACATTTTTTTATTTTCTGCTCTGCCGTGCCTACCCATAAATCTTTATCTTGGCATTTTCTTCCCCATTGTGTACCTATAAACTGTAACAACACTCTACCGTTATTATCCTTCTTGCCATCCCATCCATAATGTTTAGCTACCGCTTTAACTCCATCTGCAAAAGCTATCATTTTAGCCGTATAGCCTAGATCTAGTAATCTCTGATGTAAGTAATTAGCAAATGTAGTTTTACCGTGTTGGGCTTTACCTGATATTGTGATTATGATTGGTTTCATATTTTCACCGCTCTATCATCCCAATATTCATGTGCAAATATTTTTCTGTTATCCCTTTTCCATTCGTCCAATATCCATGGCGCATTAGCATTAATTCTATCGTATGGTAAGTAATATTTATCTAACCACTTCTGCATTTCATCCAATTGTTTTCCCGCTCTGCAAGTCCATATGATAATATAAGCATCATTTTCTTTGATTTCTTGTTCTAATCTTCTCATAACATCAATTTTGATTTCCCCTATTCTGGGCCATTCATCTTTAACTATAGTCCCGTCAAAATCAACTGCTATTATTTTTCTATTTTTCATTTAATCTACCTCCTTGATATTAATTTCTATTCTCGGATTGTTTTTATCAACCTTAAATTTTTCTTCCCAGCTGTCAATCTCTTTCCATCCATCATTGGGGATAACCTCGGCAGCAACTAAACCATCAAGTATAAATTTTTTAGCTGCCGCTATATTATCCGGGTCTTTCCTTCTATTTTTACAATAATATGTTATATCTAGATACACCCGTTCCATATTTGGTAATCTGTTGGCTATCATTTGCACTAATTGAGTATTTTCTTTTTTCATACTTGCATAAGCCATATGGTGAGATTTAGCTTTTTTAATTATCTCGTTTAAAGAAGGAAATTCACCCGGTATTATTATTTTCATGTAATACCCCCTAACATCAATTTAAGTACACATATTCTTTTTCATGGTATAGCTGCCATATCTTCTCAAAGTGTCGTTCAACATCTCCGTTTATTGGCTTGTCCGTATCGTAAAACTTGTTTCCCATCTTGATATATATTTCATCTTCTGATAATCCTTTTCTTTCATAATACATCTGCAAGCCACGTTTCAAGTCTAAATCTAAAGCATGTCCATTCTTGCCATGCACTCCTTCATTTCCCTTATGCTTATGCCATCCCAGATTGATTACTGCCTCCGGGTCATGGTTGTTATGTCTTCTAAATACTATATGGTGCTGTTCACATCTGTAGTTGCTTCCCGTTAGTTCACATAATCCTTCTGACCTAAAATATACTTCCATAATTACCTTTTTAGGCATGTAACTCATTGATTATCAATCCATTTCATAGCAATGTGTAATCTCTTATTTAAGCTATCTCCAATACCATAATCCATTTTTAATATTTCTCCTTTCCTGTCTCTAACAAGCCATAAATCAGCTATTTCCGGCAAAGAAACTGTAATACTGTAATCTTTATAATAATATGTTTTTCCTGCTAATATTGGATTCGCCATATTTATTCCCCCTTCGCTATAGCTTTCAATTCATCTTCTAAGAAACCTATATGCATTTTAACTTCATATATTTTCTGCATGGTAGCCTCTTTTTGTCCTGCTGCTATGTCTCTTTCTAACCTTAGTTTAGCCACTTTATCAATTCCTCTAGCTATATTGTCACACATAGTCCAGGCAACACTATCTGTGTCTATCTTCTTACCATTAACATCTCCATGGTAACCTTCTACATGAAGCCTCAATATCTCTGTTGATAATGCTAGTCTATAATCATGTTCGGCTTTAGCTAAGACTTTATTATTTTTTTGTAATGATTCTATTAGCCTTTTAAGTAATTTGCGTTCTTTTTGCAAGTTATAATATGTATCTTGGGATGATGTATCATAAGACATTTAATCGCCTCGTTTCATTCTTCGCATTATTAAACGCAACCTTCTGTTTTCTTCCCTAGTTTCTTTCAACTTTTCTTTATGCTTACATGACCTTAATTTTTCCAACTCTTCTGCTATCACATCTATAAATTTATCCTGTTCTATTCCTAGCTGATTAGCTAGTGATAATATTAGATTCATTGGGTACCTCCTAATCTATTTTGACATCATAAATTATATTGCAGTCTATACTTTCTACTCTTCCTATTTTGGTTATATAATCATTATGAAATGTTGCTATTCTAGGTAAAAAGTCTCTAATTAAACAATCGTCGTATAATATTTTTACGCTTTGCTCCGAAATTTCAATCACTATCCCTTTAATTCCCCTGTATTTAGGAATGGCAATGTCATTTGATATCCGAACATAGTCGCCTAAATACAATTTATCATTCATAAATATACCTCCTTTAAGGGGGTAGCATAAAGTTATCCCCTTGTATTGTTAGTAATAGTTATTATTATCTAAAATGGTACATCGAAATTATCGTCAAATCCATCGTCATTATTGCCCTGATTATTATTTTGCTGACTCTTATTAGATTGTCCATTTTTCTTTTTGGAATATATAACTTTATCGGCGTTGACCTTGGTATAATAATTGTCGTTATATTTGTCTATCCTTAGTTCTCCTTCAATCATTACTAAATCACCTTTCCGGCAGTCATTTCCTACATATTTAGCCAACTCATATTTACCCCTGTTCCAGCACTCAATCCTAATAAAATCTGTTTCGTCTCCATAACTTCTATTAACCGCTAATGTAAATTTTGTTACCCCTTTCCCGCTACTTGTAAATGTCATTTCTGGGTCTTTGCATATTCTTCCTGATAGAAAAACTTTATTAATCATTATTCATCATCTCCCTTATATTCTGCATAGCCATCTTCATTAATTTTTACACCATTTTCTTTTAAAATGTACGCAAAATGTTCAATTCCTTTTTTGGCGCCACCATTAAAATAATCAGTAACACATTCATTATAAATATCAATTACAGTATCATCTGTTATTTTCATTCCTCATCACCCTCCACTTTCTTAATTGCCTCATTCCGCATTTCTTGTAATTCTGCCCATTTGTCGTATAATTCTTTGTTCATCATAGGAAATTCATATTCCCAGCATTCATCTGTTTGTAATAATTCTGTTTCCCATTCTCCCATTGCTTTTGCAAATTCTAATAGTTCTGGCACTGCTGCTATCAGCTGAGCATTGGCTTTTGTCTCCTGTTTGCTTACTTCATAATCGGCTAATTGTCCTAATTCTTTTGTACAATTATTTTTTTTAGCAACAATCGTACAAAAATAATTACCACCATCAGTATAACTTTCTTCAATTCCCCATGGCCCTGGTGTATGCTTGGTTTTCATCTCTCATCATTCTCCTTTCTTAACTCACGTAATATAATTAACTCTGCTATAATGAATAATATAAGTAGTATTTGTATCATGGTTTATTCCTCCCTATCCCATATAGCGTCAAGAGTGATAGAAAACTGTGCCTCGTGTTCTCCTAATTCTTCAACTTTGCCTGTGTCAACATTGATTTCAAAAAGTTGCCCTTTCACATGAATCGGTAATAGGTTATAGTCAAAGTCTATTTCCTCAATTAGCATATATTGAAAATCTTCTAAGAATACTACAAAAGGTTTAATCTCCATTCTTATCCCCCCCCTTCCTACGCTCCCGGTCTAATAGGCATAATTACATACTTGGCCTGTCCTTCTTCAACGTACAACGGGTGCGTTTTATCAATTAACTGCAACTCTAAGACATAGTCATCAATGCACTTTAATAGGTCTTTTATGTATCCAGCATCAACTTTTAGAAGTTTATCTTCTCCATTTATTTCAATTTCTAATTCTTCCTTAGCTTGTTCTCCTTGGTCGTCAGCCGTTATTATCAATCTGTCCCGCTTTGTTTCTAGTGTAATAGCGTTGGTGTTACGTCTAGCAATCAGGCTCACCCGCTTAATCGCATTTTGTAATTCTGCTGTATCTACTTTGATTAATGTATCTCCCCCAGTTGGCATTACCTGTCTCCAATTAGGGAATCTCCCTTCTATTAACCGGGATATTAAGGTTATATCATCAAATATAAACTGTATATGATTATCACTTTTTTTGATTACAACCGTGTCTGTTTCACCACAGAGATTTTTTATTTCATTAGCAGCACTACCGGGTATTATTATTTGCCCTTTTTCAAACAATTTATCTAACTTTATATTGTGTAATCTATATATATTGGTTGATGTTAGATAAGTGTTATTTTTATCTGTTTGTAATTGTACCCCGGTAATTGCTGGTTGTGTGTAATCGTTCGATACAGCTATAACAGTTTTTTCTAGTGCTGGTTTAAGAACATTACTATCAATTTCTACCCCTCTATTATCTATTTCTCCAACACCCCTCGGAAACTCTTCCCCATTTAAGCATTTTATTGAAAATTTACTTTTTCCAGCCTTAATTGTTGCTTGATAGTTGTCGTCTATTGTGATTATTACCTCCGTTTTGGGTAGATTCTTAACTATATCAATTATCTCTTTTGGGAATACTACAGGCTTGTTGTCAGCGACCTCCATTTTTGTACTATATTCTAACTCTAATTCTAAGTTTGTGGCCCTAAATAATGCTATATTATTTTTACAACTAAAATATATCCCTTTTGTTATTTCTAAATTTGACCTGCCTGTCATTGCGCCACTAACTTTATTTAAAGCATTGTAAAACTCTCTTTGATGTGTTGTTATTTTCATTTATTTTCCACTCCCTCAAATAATGATATTTGGTTAGGATTAATAACCTCTTTTTGCTCTTCCTCTTGAATTAATTTTTCTTTGCTTAAAATGCTAGTTTCAAACTCTACACTTGAAAACAAAGCATCTCTAGCCTCATCTACTGCTAAATCTTTAGCTATATCTTCATCAATAGCCTCTACTTCTATTACTACCGCATCACTGCTGGAAGTGTCTAACTCTACCACAATCCTATATTTGTAATAATTATTTAGTTCTTCAATCTTTCTTTGATATTCTTTGATTGCGTTAATCTGTTCTACATTACCAAACTCTAGTTTGTCAAATTTGGGCTTTGTTATTTCTGTCATGGTTGCACCTCCTTAACTAAAATAATGAAATTTGATTCTTTTCTTGATTAGCCCTATTTAAATTATCTATACCCTGTTCAAAGTAGTTTCTTTTTAACTCTATCCCTTTGAATTTCCTTCCCATTTTAACCGCTTGATATCCTTCACTACATACACCTGCAAACGGGCTAAACACTGTTTCTCCTTTGTTACTATATAATGCTATACCTCTCTCTAGAGCTTCAAGTGGTGTAGGTGTCAAGTGTTTCTCGTCGTTATTTCCTTTAGCACTTCTATAAGTGATTACGTTTGACACTTGGATGTCATCCCAAATAGGTTGTGCATATTTAATCCATTCTTTTAAAGGCAATTCGGCTTCATCATGCTTAACGGGCGTTTTGTTTTCACCCGGCTTCCTCATAGTGATTAGATAATCAGGCAATGAAGCCCTTGCACATGTACTGTCTTTTCTTACTTGGCTGTAAAGTAACCCTTTTGCGTGTGTTCTACTCATAGCAACTACCGGATCTTTATGAATTACCGCTTCTGAGTGATATATAAACCCAGCTTTTCTAAATAGTTCTACCAACTCCCCTCTAAAGTTTCTAATACCTATAAATCCATCATGTGATTTTGTTGTAGGTAAGTTCATGCAATGGAAACTTATTAATCTTCCCTCTTTAATTACTCGATATAATTCATCTGCTATATATTTCATGTGCTGCATAAATTCTTCACTGTCTTTTGAATTACTTATATCTCTTTCACTATTAGTGTAAATATATAAATCATCAAAAGGCGGACTGAATATACTGTAATCTATACTGTTATCTTTTATACTTTTCATTTCCTCTACACTATCACCTAATACTAATTCCCAATCTGTACCCGCAGCTTTATCATTTTCGTAATGCATAAACTCTTTTTGAGTTCCCTTTAACCGACTAACTGTTAAGTTTTTCATGTACTTAACCATATTTTCTGCCATATTTTCTGCATCTTTCTCCTTCCTTTTTATATTTTCAACAACATTGCCCTCCGTTTCTGCTGTTATTACATATACATTAACTGGCTTCTGCTGCCCAAACCGCCATGTTCTCCTGACTGCCTGATAATATTGTTCATAACTATCTGATAGCCCAACAAATATAACATTGTTGCAATGCTGCCAATTCATGCCATGCCCACATATTGAAGGTTTAGTAACTAATATTTTTACCTCTCCATCACTAAATTTCATCATAGTTTCTTCTTTTTTCTTATTTGATTGACTACCTGTAACCTCAACTGCTCCGTTTATAGCTTTTGTTAGTAATTTGCTTTCCTTATTTAAGTCACACCATATTAACCAGGTGTCTTCATTTGAATTATTTGCTATATTAGCTGCAGCTTGTACCCTGTCTTCAATACTTTCTCGCCTTGCTCTTTTTCTTTCCATCAAACTTTCAGCTTTAACGTGGAATAAAGTTTCAGTTGGTTTATGCTGCAATTTAACTGTTTCCTGTTTTACATTTAGCGGTGGTAATATAAACTTTTCGTCTTTATAACCCAGATCTGATGGTTTTCTTAACGTCACTGCCCAATTAGTAACCCATTGCCAAAATTTATCTTGCGCATGTCCTTTTAATCTCCATCTATTAGCACTACTGTTATCATTTATAAAGAACATACTCAACATTTCTTTGCCACTCATAACCCCTAAAAAATCTGAATGATTACCCAATTCTACATAATCATTAGGTGCTGGTGTAGCTGTACATGCTAATTTATACGGCTTTTTCTCAAATGATTGTATTATCTGATTACGCGTTTTTGATGTATAAGACTTTAGTATACTGGATTCATCTAGTACAACAGCTATAAATTCATCTGGATTAAATTTGTGTAATTTTTCATAGTTAGTTATGTTGATACCTGGTTTTATATCTTCTTGGCTTTCAGCCGGATTAACATCTATCCCTAGTTTATCCCTCCCTTCTTCTACAGTTTGGAAGTTAACCGCCAGTGGGGCAAGTATTAATATATTTCCATCTGTCTCATTATGAATATGCTTAGCCCATTCTAACTGCATTACTGTCTTCCCAGTTCCGCACCCGCTAAATATTGCTGCCCTACCTTTCTTTAATGCCCATTTCACTATATCTTTTTGGAAATCAAACAATACTGGATTTAACTTATTTCTATCTATATCAATCCCGACTGGTTCAACTTGTATTTGTTTCTGCCTCAAAAAATCCTCGTATTCCACTTTAAAACTCCTTTCTGCCCGTTTTATTTGCCTAGCAATGTATTTGTGCCTTATCTAGTGTAAAAACGGTATATCGGTTTATTAGATGCCTTAAATTCAATTTTAACTTAAGCTATCAAATCTTTTTTGAGTCTAGATAATTTTTTTCTTATCCTCCTCTTTGCGTTGTCTATCTGTTTTCTAGTATAATTTGTATTTTTCATAATGAAATCATAGTTATGTTGATTACTGGATTGTATATCAGCTGATAATATTTCTAGTTTATATATATCTTTTTCCATCTTGGATAGCTTAGACAATATGTAATTAAGCACCTCGGCAATTTCATCTTGATAACATACTGTTTCTTCTAAGTTATAATCACTAGGTATCATAATAATTAATTCATCTTTTTTCCCTTCACTGTCACATATTTCTTTGTTGAGGCTGTCAGCATTTTCATTAAGTTTCCTCTTAATTCTATTTCTTGCTTTGACACATGTCGCAATAGTATTATTGATAATGCTCCGAATAAACGGGGCGATCGCCCTATCATGATTATAACTATCAGCCGCTTTCCAAAATTGAATGTGTATTTCCTGTACAACATCATCTGCATTAGAGCTATAGAATCCTTTTTGCCTAACGCAATGATTCAATAGCCCTTCTATATTTCTGAAAAATTCCTGTAAATAATATTCGTCCCCAGTCATGCAATATTTTTTGTACGGTTCAAAACTATTCATTGCTAATCCTCCTTGCTTTTTCATTCATATATCCTAAGAATTTATTTTCTTTCAAACAATGTTTTAATAATTCTTGTATTTCCTCAAAACTGGCTCCCTGCTCCTGCTTAATTTCATATATGCATTTCTGTAGTTTAGCCCATCCTTTCATAAGTCATTCCTCCTTATAACTACATAGTATTTTCACATCCTGACTATTTTTGTAATATTGCAACCCTGCATTATCTTGACAGAACTTACACATTCTAATAGGCTGAAAATCTATCTTTTTGGGACAAAAAACATATCCTCTTAGTTCTCTCACGTCATCCCTCCTGTTTTAAGTAATATATTTCTCCTTCTTTTTCATACAGCCATCCATCCTGAAAATATAATATTTCTGGATACCAAGTAAACAACACCGAACTTGTTTTGCCTGTTCTATTCTTGGCAACTATTACCTCAACATTATCCTGTACTCTTGATTCATCTCTGCCTTCTTTTTTAGCATCATAATACTCCGGCCTATACACAAAGATGACTTCATCTGCCCTTTCCTCTATTTCCCCGCTATCTCTAAGGTCTGATAATAACGGTCTCGGATTACTTCGGGAAGATACATTCCTGTTAAGCTGGTGCAACAAGATTATTGGTACATGCAATTCTTTTGCCAAATCTCTTATTTGAGTGACAACTTTGCCTATCGCCTTATAATTATCTGTAGACTCCATTTGGATCATGGTTAGATAATCTATGATAATCACTTTTACATCTTCTTGTTTTTTTGCTCTCCTGCTCAACGCTTTAATTTGTGATATATTTAAACCGGCTTCATCTGTGATTAACACTGGCTTGTTGTATATTTTGTTTAATGCTATATTTATGCTTTTTTCCTGTTTTTCGTCAATCTTATGTGTGTAATCTGTAGCAGATACTTTAGATTCTTGAATAAGTATCCTATCAACTAATTCTGTATCAACCATTTCCAGTGATATTAAATACAGGGGTACCCCTTTTTGCATTAATTTGTGTGCAATATTAAGGCCTAAAGCTGTTTTTCCCATTGATGTAGCCCCAGCCAATACAGTCAGGTGACCCGGTTTGAGTCCTCCCATAATTCCATCAAGAGTAGGGTAACCAATTTTTATACTATTAGCCTCTTTCCCTTCTTTCCTCTCTAGCAGCTGGGTAAATGATTTCATAGATACATCTTCAATATTTTTTATCATATCTTTAGTTTCTTGTTGCCCTGTTACCTCAAATATAATATCCTGTGCCTTATGTCTTTTCTGCTCTGTATTTAATTCGTTATTTTTAATAACCTCATTATTGATTATCCTTAGTGCATTATATAAGTCACGGTTAACCTTTAATTTAGCTAATTCTTTAACCATATCGTCTATCTCGAATGGCATAAAATAATCATTGCTTAACAATTTATCTGCGAAGGCTTGTCCAAATTCACCTTTAATAAATTTTAATATTTTAATCTTAGATATTTTCCCGGTTTCAAGATACTGTTTTTTGATTTCTTTGAACAATTTTTTGCTTTTATTGTCATATAAATATTCAGTGGTTACCTTCTCTATTGTTTCATCTAATATATCGGGGTTGGATATTAACGAACTAATAAACCCATATTCTAATTCTATATTTTTCATCAATCCACTCCTCTCCTAGCTGCGGCAGCGGTTTGTTGTCTTAATTTTTCTGCATGACTGTTATTGTTAGTATCCTTGTTATCATATTGGCCTTCTAAAACTTTTACATAATTATCATCATTTTTCATTAACCAGTTAAAGTCAACTTTAAAATCCTTATATTTAGGATTCTTACTTTGTGTACGATTGGTTAAAAAATTACTAGCCTCTGTTTTTGTAAACAATATTTTAAACACATCAACTGGGCTTTGACCTTTCTTACAAAGTTTATCTATTTCATTCCATCTAGTTTTGATTTTGTTCTTACGCTTATTAGATAATACAGTTATTGGTTTCAACGATACACAAATTGAATTGTAAAGCTCTTTAATTTGTCGATAGGGGATACTTTTCTTTTCTTTTTCTTTTTCTTTTTCTTTTTCTTTTTCTTTTTCCCCCCTGACGTACCACCAGACGTGTACGTCCCGTTAACTTCTTTGATATATAAGGATTTAACCTTGTTTTTATCAATATGTTTTGCTACAGAAGAAATAAAGGATTTATCTTTGATTTTAGGTAATTCTTTTTTTAGACAATCTATTACAGGTTTGCCATCGTTCTGCAAATTATATTTAGGCCAATTTAACACAGCTAATTCTCTAGTTTCTGTATTGTAAAGTATTTTTTTGTGTTCTTTTTCAAATCTCTCTATTAATTTGCTGGCGGTATCCCTATTAAATCCTGTTTCAAAAGCCATTTGTTTTATAGAGATTTCATATATACCGCATTGTTTAGTATGAGGGTTGGTTAATAAATATAGATAAAAAAACTTTTCCTCTGGTGTGTAATCCAACATATCTGGGTCATCCCAAAACTCGCAATGCACATATCTATACTTAGCCAAATCGGCACCTCCTAATCATCATTTTCCATAGCTAATATTTCATCTTTATATTCATCCCATTCATCTGGAAAACACTTGGCATAACTAGATAGTTTGTGCTCTTCTTCTTCTATTATGATGTCATTTATTTTTATCCCTATATTTCCCCCTATTAATAATTTGCAATCTGCACCACCTTCATCAAAATAATATTGTCCTACAGCTTCGCAGAATTCTCTTATATTGAAATCCAATATGATTGCCCACACTTCAAATTCTCCAGTTTTGTAGTTCTTTTCTAAATGGCATTCATTTTCTTTTAATGCTTCATAAAGTTCTACATTAACTTCACTCATCATTTTCCTCCTTCATTCCAAACTCTTTAACTTTGGTACCATTAACCAACCAACCTTTATCCTGTAAATCTTGCCGAATAAAGTACTCAATTGAACTTATATCTGTTTCGTTATCGTCAAAGCTGCTTTCTACATCAATTAAAACTTTAGCTTTTATTTTTCTCATAAAATCAGCCCCCCCTAATCTTGTATAACTCCCCCACATCTGATATAATATTTGTACATATGTTTTATTAATATACGTTTGTTTATAGGTCTATTTTACTATTTTAACCAAATAATATATTAATAGGACTTTAGACCTATTTTATTCGACATATAATTTTTATAATATATTATATTGTGGGGGTATATATACCTATTTTTGGAAGAAAAAATTTTTCTACCCCGGTTAAGGGGCAATGTGATTCTATTCGCCGATATTGTGTCAACTTGAAACATATATTTGAAACTTATTTTTGGCAATTACTTCAAACCATTTTAGCAAATTATACACTCCTGTTGATGATATACCATAATAATCTTCATCAGCTTCAGTCCATTCATCTTGTATATATCTTTTCATTTCTTGATATATTTCTTCTACGTAATCTGGAGATACCACATCACCAATAATCATATAACCTAAATCGCAAATGAAATCAAAATAATATTTTGCTCTAAAACTTGAATTGCCTAGACATTCAACTAATACTATACCTTCATATAGCTTATCAGGTGCTCTTAAGTTATCACCATTTTCATCTATCTTGTCAGATATTTCAGCATAAAAATCCATTCCCATTTCGCCACCTCCAATCTGTCACAATACCGCCGAAACAGCTGATTCTATTTTTTGAAGTAAGTTCTCTCCTTCTTCTTGAGTATAATTTTTCAATCCACCCCAATCGCTATAACCTTTTTCTGCAACTGATTTTTTTGCAATATTCTGTGCTGATTCATCCCGCTTGATGTATGACTGTATAGCTGCTAGAGTAGAATTTTCTATCTTATCTATGCTGTTACCTCTGTTAGGTAACGCCCATGATGGAAGTTGCGGGGCTTTCCAGTATATCCATGTGTCCTTATGGTTTTGCTTGTTGTTTTTTGCGGTTACTTTTGCACTATTCCAGCCATCTTGATACCTTTTATTCTTATCCATGCTGCACTCTGCAAAGTTTTCTGTTAGGTTATATAGATACCTACCTATCCCCCAACTAACACAAGCACGCTTGAAAGCGTCTGATAAACCACCCTTTTCTCCTTCAACGTTTGTCTGGGCTGCCCCGTCTGTCTTCCATACCCATTCATCACCTATCTTAATACCTACCGAACAAAGTATTTCACCATTATTACCGAAACTATGTTTTCTCTGCCAGTTACCAGGGCCACACACTTCATCTAACCTATTCATATCAGCCCTAGCGTCTTTGTAAGCTAATACCATAGCCCATGGTTTCCCGCTTGAATTAATGCCGCAACTTTGAACACGCCAGCTTATTTCATCTATAGGTAGAGGTTCTTTTAATTTTTCTAAATCCATTTATCTAACCTCCTTATATTTTTCAACTAATTTATAATGATTTTCAGTAGCTTCAATAGAATTATTGGAAGCAATAGTTTCTATTTCTGTAAAAATTGGTTCGCCTTGTTCGCTTTCATTAAATACCATAGTTTCAAATAATGCATTGTGGGCCACTTCTTCCGGTTGGCCTTCTCTAATCATATGGCCTACACTAGAAATTCTGTATCTTTGACCACCCAAACTTAATACGTGGTGATGTAACCTAAATAGACAATCGGGCGAACATATATAATGACCTGCATATCCATCAGCTTTAGATGTCCCTTTCTTTTGTGGTAAAATGATACTTAATTGTCCTTTTGTTAACCCCATCTATTTCGCAGCCTCCTTTTCTTCTTGATATAATTGTTCTTGTATCATTTTTTCATCACCCAAACATAAAGGCTTGTAGTCACACCATTTACAATGCATGCCAAATTTCTTATCGAACCTATCATGCATTATGTCGTTATAATATTCTCCCGCTTTCTGCAAATAGGCTTGAACTTCTTCCTCGGTTCTGGTATCAAAGAACCATTGAATCTTAGGTGTTTTAGTCTTAACCAACACGCAATAGGCCACTTTATCTATTTTGAGATTATATTTCTTAGCTGCATGATAATAGCTGGTTAATTGGTCATTAAGTTTTATCTCTGTCCCATCATATTTTTTACCAGCAGTTTTAAAATCGACCACAGCATTAATGACTTCACCTTCTGGTGTTACAACCTCCCCCACATAATCATTGCGACCATAATAATTAATGCCTCTATTAACTTTAAATTTAAATACATCTTCTGCTGCATACATTTCTAGAAACTTGCCCGCCTCTTCTTCTTTGAACAATGTCATTAGATTCTTGCCTATTTCAAGCAACTTCTCCCAATTGTCATATCTAGAATAGTTAAGGTCTACCCCTTGGTATTTGTCCCACTCCTCAACAAATGTTTTTACAAGGTCTTTACCTTTTATAAAATACATTTCTATAGCTTTATGTACACATATGCCAAACTTAAAATTAGCATTCCCCTGAATGGGTTTCCAACCATCTAAATACTTATACTTAAACTGCATGCCACATGTTTCATATGTTGATAGCTTACTATGACTTAAATTCATTTACTCCTTGCCTCCCCTTTGCCCTTGTTGACAGTCTCAATCAATCTATCCAAATCATCTCTATTCATTACTTTATCTCCTGTTATATATGCAATAGCGTTTTCTAACTCTTCTAATAGTTTGGGTGCTGTTGCCATTAATCTAGCATATTTAATAAACAAATCTTTAGACAAATAGCGTTCATCATGCTCTTCGTATGCTATTCTAACGCCATCTTCATCATGTATTTGGAAAATTAAATTCCCTAACGAACTCCCAAAAAACACATCAAATTTCATTTGCCTATCACTCTCCCATTTGATATAATTTTAGTAGAATGTTTATGTAACCGCTCTGCTGTCCTACCAGCAGGGCTATTTTTCATCTTGAACTGCTTTTCTTTCCTATCCCAATACATCTGCTTTGTAATAAGCCCATGCACTACACAACCACCAACTATCAAAATGAATAATAATCCTGTGCCTATCCCGTTATCCATTGTTAACACCTTCTAATGAAACTCTTACAATAGCCCCGTCTTCATTGCAACTCATTACATTTGTCCCTTTTATTTCCCACTTGTCTTGCCAGTTCTCACCTTCAACTTTTTTGATTCCTTCATCAAGATTTATAACCGTCTTGCCATTGTTCTTGTATGTCGAACAATATACAAGTATGTTGTTATGCATTGTTATCACCCTCCAACTTCTTCTAACCCTGTGCCATCGCAACCCGCACATTCCGGACTACCATCATTGTCATAATGCCCACTGCCATTGCAAGCAGAACAAACTCTAAATTTGCTACCACAAAAATCACATTCTAATGTATCCATATCTAACGCCCATCTTTTGCATTTAGGGCAAACGTCTTTATCTAACATACATAACACCTTCTCCCTTTTCTTTTTTGCAATGTTTGATTAACACGTAATAGATACACATATAAATAATTCTGTTAAGCATTTGCATTGCTCTTTGTTCAAGTATCTTTTCCCATATTTCAATGGTTTTCCATGTTAGCCACGACTTGAATAATTCCCTCTTAGACACAAACCAACAATTAGAGTAGACACGTTGATAATAGATTCTAATCACTCCTTCATCTTCTTAGTCAGTAACAGCTACCTTAGCCAGCTCTGCTCTATCCCTTTCCTCTATCTGCCTCACAGTTTCCTTGACTATCCGTTCTATTTCATGCCTGGGCAAATTGCTATCTCTATCCAGCTTATCCACAATATTGCTGATTTTTTTCATAGTTTTTCTCCTTTCTATAATCTGCTGATATTCCTCGAATTCTTCGTGAGTCATATCGTTTTCAAATATGTCATTGGCAGGGTTGTAAAATAAGTCATCGCCATACCGTTCATAGTCGTATATATTCATATTAACCCCTTTCTAGTAAATACTCGTCTACCTCTGCCTCTATCATGTTCATGCAATTATCACAGATGGGTTTATTTTGCCATCTACCGCAATACTTGCATTGATATTCGTCTGTATAAGGGTCATACTTAGCTCGCCTGTATCTTTGCCTTGGCATTATAATCACTCTCCGTTAGTTGAAGTTTAATGTCGTCTACCAGTGCATCTATAACACTAGCAGAACAAAGACTATCTTCCAGCTTGTCCGCTATAATGTTGACATTTACACCCTCTGTTCTGGCTATGTATAATGCAATATCATTAATACCATCAGCTAGTAATTCTCTTTTTTCATCAGATAGAATCAGATTAGCTTGCATTTTCTCTCATACCTCCTCCTAAGATGAATTCAATTAAGTCATATTTGTTGACCAACCATTTGCCATGTAACTTTGTTGCTGGCAACTCTCCGCTATTAAGAATTTCATATATTTTGTTATGCCCCACATCAATTATTGACCTAGCTTGTTTAGGTGGCATTACAAAGGGCAGTTTGTCCAGCAACTCTTTAATACTGTCTTTCTGGGCTATCTCTAATGGGGTCATGTTATTTCTCCTTTCTATTATTTGACAATATGTAAATGCCTTTTCTTTTGTAATCTTGCTGTTTTGCCTGTTTCTGGGTCTAACAAATATTCATTTCCGTTATCATCCGTCTGCATAGAATACATTTTTATTCCATTCTTAGCAGCAAACTCTTCCATGATAGAAGGTTTGCCTCTCATTCTTCTTAAATCGCTCACACAAGACATCATTTCTACACTAAACTCTAATATTTCATCGTTTTGATATTCCCATAGAAAATTTAATATTTCTTCTCCTATTGGCTCACCTTGCTCTAGAGTTTGAATATAATCCCTAGTGTAAAAATAATCTTTTGCACCATATTTATGACCGTCATAATCTTTTTCAATAGGGAAAACATTCATAAATTCTTTAGGGGTTAATGTACCCATTAAATCTTTTGTAATGTCAATAAATTCAAATCTTCTTTCTAATTCTCCCGGCAAGTTGTATTCTTTTTTTATCTTGTTGTTTATCGCTTTGACTCCATATAGTACAAGTTTTTTAGTAATCGAAATTATATCTTCGTCTTTGCATTTATCCCGGTCGAAACCTTCTAATGTTTTGTTATAAGCGTTTAAGTATAGTTCATATTTACTTGACATTTAATCACCCTTTCTTGATGGTTATCAACTAACTTCCTTCAAGTCCATGTTTTTAAATTTATTAACAAAATATATTTGGCCTTTCCCTGTAACTTTAGTTGTTTTAGATATTTTAACGGTTCCATCACCACGTGAGATTGATGTTTCTTTAATCTCAAACAATCCTAAATCCATTGACTTTTGGGTGGGAGTATTGTAATCTGTGCCTTCTTTTTTTATAAGATAACCATTATCTCTCAACCAAGAAAACAGTCTGTTTTGACCAGTGTCTATTCCGTTTTGCTTTAATATTTTAGCTAGTTCCCTAACTAAAATAGAAGTGTCGGAAGCTGATACTGAATCAGCAAATATAACTTTAGGTTGGTTTTGCTCAATTTTTTCTTCTAACTTAGTAATTTTGTTATCAGCCATCTTTAAGGCTCTAGCCATAAATACCTCTGGGCTATTCCATTTCTTTTCAAGTTCAATAAAATATCTTCTAGCAGCTTTTCCTTTTGGGGTTTTCTGCAACATTGATAATTCTTTAGCCATTTCTATTGTAATTTCATAATCAATAGCGTTATGACAGGCCCCGTTAGATGCCCGAATTTTTATTCGGAGTTCTCTAAAATCTTGATTTTCTTCAAACCCATACCCCTTATACTTGTTAAACCATTTCGGAAACTCTGTATAAGGCTCGTCTAAAAACTCCCACAATTCTCTAGCGCTTACTGTCTGCCTATCGCCCTTGTAATTGACATTAATCAAATTATTCATGTAGCCACTTCCTTTTTAATTTTTTTAAAAAATAGTTCAAATTACCTAAAGGAATTTCAAAAGATTAACTTAACTATAATATATGTTCTTTCTTGTTAACTTTAGGCGCAAAAAAAACATTTTCAATTTCCATGTTAAAATAGTCTGCCATCTTTTTAGCTTCTATTAAAGAAAAATGCGATTCGCCTGCTTCTTTACGTTGATAGGTTATAGGATTAATATCTAACAATTTAGCCATGTCAATTTGAGTAATACTAAATTCAGCTCTTAATGCTTTAATTTTGTTTGAGTTAACTTCAAATTTGTTTTGTTTTACCGACATATAGTCACCCCCCCTTAAGCATTTTTTAAAGTCCACTATATTTTTGTTTGTTTCGTGCTAAAGCGCCAGAGGCTATATTCGGCAGAATCGCGGCCACAACAGCCAAAAATATAATAGAATCCATATTTTGTTTTCAAGGTTCTGTTTTTCTCTTTTGTTAACTTGAATTTATTGTACTACACTATTGTGAACTTGTCAAGTGTTTTTTTTAGTATTTTTTATTTTTTTGTTAAAAGTATTTTCTTTATAATGAAAATACTATATAATAATTTTAGGAGGTCAACAAAATGAAGTCATTCGCTAAGCGATTAAGAAATTTAAGAAAAGAGAATAATAAAACTTTAGAAGACGTAGCTAAGGCAATCAATGTAACCAAATCTACACTATCCATGTATGAAAATAATAAAAGGAAACCTCAATCGGATATTTTGAATAATTTGGCTGATTATTTTAATTGTTCAATTGATTATCTTATGTGCAAGACAGATAAACGACACGGTCTAGATAAAGAAACCTTACCGCCAGTTATCCAGGAACTGATTAAAGAGTTTCAAATACAAGACATAGAAGCCTTATCTTATGCTAAAGAAAAAGGATTATCTGCAAAAGATATTAAGGCTATTGTTGATACTTTTGAACAGTTACGACCTATTTTGACAAAGAAAGACAAATAAATATAAAGGACTTTTGTACTAACGCCACGAACTATTGTACTAAGTCCTATAATTTTTTCTTAAATTACCGAACATAAGTTTGTAGAAAGGAGATGTAGTTTATTGTTACACATCAAAATTGTTGAGATGAAAAAGGAGATTGTGACTATTTACCTAGAGGATTGCGTTATAATATTGTTGAATCAAAGATTAAACTACGAAGAAAGAATGAGGGCTATTAATAAAATTAATGAGGGGGATAAAAATGGCCAATTACAGAGTCACAGAATCGGGTAATCTTGAATATTTTTTGTATGTTGGCAAAGACCCAAAAACAGGCAGGTATAAAAAAATATCGAAAACTTTTCCGAATACTCGCAACGGTAAGAAAGAAGCCGAGTTGTGGGTAGCCGAAAAAACTATTGATGTTAATAATGGTATACCTGTCAATCCTAAAAAATATAAATTAAAGGATTATCTTAGACAGTGGTTAGCTGATTATGCAGAGGTCAATCTCTCCCCTACTACAACAGACGGTTATAGGACAATTATAGAAACTCATATAATACCAGCATTAGGGGAATTGAAATTGACCGAAATACAACCTCAGCATATACAGACTTATCAATCGGACAAGCTCAAACACGGTAATAAAAAGACGGGCAAGGGGTTGTCTAACACTACTGTCTTACAACATCATAGAGTACTTTCTAAAGCCCTCAAACAGGCTGTATTATTAAGGTTAATACCCAATAATCCCTGCCAACCTGTTCCTGCACCACGCAAAAAACGTAAAGAAATAGGTGTTCTTAATACTTCACAAATCAATCAATTACTTAATATGGCTTGCGACAAAGATGTATATTATTTTATTGTACTAGCTGTATATACTGGTATGAGAAGAAGCGAAATATTGCCTTTAAGATGGAAAGATATAGATTTCAATAGAAAAAAATTATATGTAAGAAGGGCATTAGTTAGAAAAAAGGGGGAGGGGGCTGTTATTAAAGATATCCCCAAAAACAATAGTTCTAGACGAACTATAGATATATCCGATACCGTAGTTAATACTTTCAAAAAACTTAATGCATTGCAGAACAAATGTAAATTAACATACGGGGATAGTTATAATTATGAAGATGGGGATCTGATATTCTGCAATGATGATGGTACTAGATTGTCCCCTGATACTCCTACCCATCAAATGCAGAGACTTGTAGAAGGTACCGAATTAGAAGGTTATACGCCTCATATGCTTAGGCATACTCACGCTACCCTTATGCTGGAGAATGGAACAGCCATAAAAGTAGTTCAAGAAAGATTGGGGCATAGTACTAGTAGGACTACAAATGATATTTATGTGCACGCTACCGAAACAATGCAAAAAGAGGCAGCGGACATGTTTGACAGCATAATAAAATAG